AGGCTTAGACGTAAACAGCCAAAAAGTAACTAACGTAGCAGCTGGTACAGTTAGCACCGATGGCGTAAACTACGGTCAATTAACCGGTTTATCAAGCAGCGTAAAAACATACGTTGATGCAGGCGATGCATTATTACAAGGTAACTTAGATAGCGTTTCTGGCGCAATGAAGTCTTACGTAGATGCACAAGATACAGCATTGTCTGGCGCATACAACACCCGTATTAACACTTTATCCAGCTCTGCTGCAACAGCATTAGGTGTAGAAAGAGCACGTGCATTGGCTGCAGAAGCAGTATTAAGCGGCAACTTGGCAACTGAAGTAGCCAACCGTATTGCAGCAGATACAGCATTGTCAAGCGCAATGAAGTCTTATGTTGATGCTGCAGACGGCGTATTAGATGCAAGAATCAGCAGCGTTTCCGGTGCAATCAAGACATACGTTGATGCAGCAGATGGCGTATTACAAGGAAACTTGGATGCAGTTTCTGGTGCAATGAAGTCCTATGTAGACGCACAAAACGGCGCACAAGACGCAGCTGTAGCAGCAATGTCTGGTGCATTCAAGACTTATATTGATGCAGCAGATACACAAATGGACACCGATATGGGCTTAGTTTCAAGCTCATTAAAGTCCTATGTTGATGCACAAGATGCAGCTGACGCAGCAGCATGGGCAGCAGCAGATTTAGCACAATCTGGCGCATTTGATGTACGTTTAACACGCAATGAAGGTGCATTTTCTACCTTAGTAAGCAGCTCCTTGCCAGCAATGTCTGCTTCTATCTCAGGCACAATCGTAGCAGAAAAGACCCGTGCATTAGCAGCAGAAGCAGTATTATCTGGTAACTTAGCAGCAGAAGTTACTGCACGTACAGCAGCTGTATCAGCTGAAGCAGCAGCACGTGTAGCAGCAGATAACACATTGCAAAGCAACATCACTGCAGAAGCAACTGCACGTGCTGCAGCAGACGCAGCATTAAGCAGCAGCCTTGCAGGCGAAATCAGCCGTGCAATTGGCGTAGAAGGTGGTTTAAGCAGCAGCCTCGCAGCAGAAATTAGCCGCGCAACTGCCGCAGAAGGCACACTCCAAAGCAACATTAACGTAGAAAAGGGTCGCATTGACGCTATCCTATCTGCTTCAAGTGCTGACTATGACACCTTCAAAGAAGTAGTTGATTTAATCAACAGCGTTGATGCAACAAACGATAGCGCATTTGCTGGCTATGTAATAAGCAACAATGCAGCAGTTTCTACTCTTTCAGGCGCATTAAACACAAAGATTGCTGACGAAACAACCCGCGCTCTAGCAGCAGAAGCAGCATTGTCAAGCGCATTAGCACAACAAATCAGCAGCAGCAATGCTACTGATAATGCAGTAAGAGCAGCATACGATGCATTACGCTTCGTACAAACTGGTTCATTGTCCAGTGGTGCAGTAGTTGTTTCCTTCGCAGCACAAGGTGCAAACTTTGCAGTTGCAGAAATGGGTAACATTGCACTAGACGTAATGGTTGATGCAGATGGCACTGGTTACACCAACGACTTGGTAGCAGTTAAGATGTTCTCTGATGGCGGCGTATTGAAAGTACAAATTGACGCTCCAGCAACACCAACCGCTGGTTACCGCTTAATCGCAGTAAATGAAAAGAAGGGCGGTTTAAACTAATATAATCTTTCCGCAAGGTTAGATTAAGGGGAGGGGGGCAGAAATGCCCCCCTTTCTGTTTAATAGATTAAAAACTAATTAGTATAGAGGTCTAGGTTGGTAAAAATAGACCTCTATTTTTTTATCAGCCCTACGGGCAAGGAAGAAAGGAAAATGGCTAATGAAAGACCATTAAAAGTTTTAACAGATTTAGTAGTAGAACAAAATATTACAGTTAGCGGTTCATCTGTAGTATCAGGCTCAGAATATTTACACACAACATCATCTTTTGTTAATGCTACTGTCTCAACATCATCTGCAGGCATGTACGATGTAGATAAGGCAATTCACGCTTTAGATACCGCTATCGGTACTTTAGGAACAAATGTTAAACAAGCATACGAAGGCGTTAGAGTAGTATTAACAGGAACATTAAATAATAACGGTAACAAAAAAATTAATTTAACATCTACTGCTCCATCAGGTTCACTTTATTTTGATACATCGTCATTAAAATTAGTAGACATTTCAGTATTACTCGCTGGTGGAGATTTAGTATATAAAAATGATTTATTATCTGTTCAATTATATAATTCCGGCAGCGCATTGTGGGTAGAATTAGACGCTCCTGCTTCACCAAATGCCAACTATCGCTTGATTGCAGTTAACGGCGATAATTTGCCTTTATAATTTAAGGAGTAAACAACATGTCTAATAAAATAAGAGTTCTAACTAATATAAGCGCTAGTCAGAACATTATTGTAAGCGGCTCATCAATAATTTCTGGCTCTAAAAGCCTAGCAACAACAAGTTCTTTTAACAATGCGGCAGTTTCCACTTCATCTGGCGGCTTTTATGATATGGACATTGCTATTCATGGTTTAGATACTGGCATCACTACATTAAAAAACAACATTAAAACAGCATATAATTCTATCAGAGCTGTATTAACTGGTACATTAGATTCTTCTGGAAATAAGAAGATTAATTTAACTTCTACAATCCCATCGGGAAGTGTCTATTTTACTACCGCTTCTTTAACTAGCGTTGGTGCATCTGTCTTAACAGATACAGAAAGCAACAATATTTATAAAAATGATTTGATTTCATTACAATTATTTAATTCTGCAAGTTGTTTATGGGCAGAAATTGATGCTCCAGCGGCAAATAATGATTATTATAGATTAATTCTTGTTAATCACGGCTCATTCCCAATTAACAGCGGCAACACATCCGCAGGTGGTGGTGGTTCTGGTGGAGGAAGTGGAGGAGGTGGAGGTTCGGACCTATATTTATTAGTTCCCTATATTCTAAATCCAACAGGTAATTTACAAACAACTCTAAATAATCCAAGTAGCCGTCAAGGATTTTATGGTTATCCAGATTATAACGGTAATATAAAATTTACATTAAATAATTTTTCTTCATCCGTTGATACGGGAGGAATAACATTCTATATAATACCAAATATTTATTCTGGTAGTTTAACATACGACCCAACTACCAATTTAATTAATACCGCAGGCGTTGGAAGAGTAATTACGTTACAAGGTCCAAATATAGCAAATCTTACTTTGTCTGGTGATAATATAGGTGGCGTTGAAGGTGGTGGTTATCCAACCGATTACACAAGAAATATAAACAATAATAACACTAACACCAACTTGCACGTACACGATGGAGTGGTAGATATAACCATCCCAGTAGGTACCGGTTCAACAGTGTATGTTGATACAGTAGGTCCAACAACATTTAATATGGATTGGAAAGGTGGTGTTTTTAGTCCTCAACAACCATTTAGTGTTCCTACTTACATTGATTCTTATGGTGGTGGATATTATACTTTACCGACCTTATTTACTAATGGCCAAGGTGGAAGTGTAATTAATGGTGTTACTCCTTTGAGCGGTAATCAAACTCCAAGTAATGGTAGAATCAAGTTTAATTATATACCATTCCTTCCACGCATGGGAACAGGCTCTTATGAACCATCTGGAGTGGAATTTGATACCACACAAAACGATGGAACATTTGGGATGATAATTAATAACTGGATTCCTCCCGGCACACGCATTTTCCAGTCATCTGGTAATCCTGTATTTAATAGTTATGGTAACGTCATTACTGGTTCTGCTACAGCAATATTTGATACTTTGTGGCTAGACCCTAATGCTACATGGACATTCCCATATGCAGTACCTTTAAATCCTAATTATGGTTCAAAAGTATTTATTGTAACTTATGATATAAGTCAAACATCAATTACTGATAATCAAAGAAATGCCATGTCATCTAGCGTTGCTCCAAAGGTAGCAGATATTTCTTGGAGATGGGTTTAAAATAAAATTATAATATAGTTTAGTTATTAAACTTGGGAAGGGGTGCAGAAGTATTGCATCCCTTTCTTTTATCTAAAACTATTTATTACTATGAAACGTAAAATAACTTATCTTATTAAGGATTTTGACAAGATAATGCGTGAAATATTACCACATACTGGCGATTTTCGCAAAGAAGTTATGTTGCTTAAACGCAAAGAAGAATTTGAAGAAATTATAGATAAAATGGCTGAAAAATACGATAAAATCATTGAACTAATAGAACAAGAAAAGGAATTACCAGATGAAATATAAGTTTTCTTTTATACAAGTAACTAATTGGTTAATGATTTGTCGTCAAAATTTAATGAAAGTTCGTGAAGAAGCTAATGAAGGATTTAAAAATAAAGAAGAAATTATAGAAAAATTAAAAAAACAAAAACGTGATTTATTATTAGTTAAAGAAATATTAAATAGAAAGATTAGACTACACGGTATTAGCCCTGATTTCCTCAAAAATTTTAAAGAAATCAAAAAAGAATACGGTATAGAAGAATAAAGGAAATAACAAATGGCCGTTCATGCTAAACCAGTTAGATTTATCTCAGACGTTTTAACTAAAAAACAAATTTTAAAAACGGATTCTGAAGACCGGGTTCTTTTTAAAGTTTCTAGTTCAAACGGCCACGGTTATGGTTGCGTTAGTTCATCTTTACCCGTAACTTCTTCTGGATTATTTATTGATGGCGATGCATTAATAGCGGGAACATTAACCGCTAAAAGAATGCATGTTACAGAAGTTACAACTTCTGTTTATTATGAAGATGCGCTTTCTGCTTCAATAAACGCTCTACAAGATGTTTCCGCATCTAATGCCAACGTAGGCGATATGTTGAAGTGGGATGGAATAAATTGGATACCAACTAATAACATAAGTGGTAATTTTTCTGGGGTTTTAAATGGAAATTTAATAGGTACTGCTTCTTATGCTTATACCGCAAGCGTGGCTTTAAGCGCAAACAACGCTCTAAATGCGAATACCGCCAGTTATGCTTTAAATGCAGCAACAGCTGTAACTGCTTTGTACGCTGTAAATGCAGGTAATTTAATAGGTAGTGGAACAACAAACACAATCCCGGTATTTACAAATGATACAAGTGTTGGAAATAGTAATCTTTCTTTAAGCGGTTCTACTCTTATAGCAGGAGATGATTTTGTTATATCTGGTGGTTTATATTTTAGTAATCCATCAATTATGTCTAGTATAAGTCCCGCTCTGTCTTCTGCAACAGGATTTTATGGAGTAAACGATACCTTTAATGCTATTAATGATAAGTTTGCATTATTAATAAATAACTATGCTAAACTAAGTGAAACAATAGTTGGCAACTTTAATATTGATGGTACAAAAGATATACAATTAACTAACTTTTTAGTTTCCGATATAGAATATTTATCTGTTGATGTAATGGTGAAATATTCAGGAAGCTCACAATATATTAATGATTTAATTTCTGTGGCATTGTCTGGTAATATAGCTACCAATAAAGTACATGTTTTATTAAATGCTGCTTCGTTAGCTCAATTAGACACGTATAAAGTGATTGTCACCAAACAGACTGGTAGTTTATTTTAAATGATTCTTGGCTTAGACATTTCAACTTCAATTACAGGAATAACCGTCCTTGATGATACAGGAGCAGTTGTTCTTTTTGATATGGTTGATATGCGTTCCAAAAAATTTACAAGCTTTTTTCTTAAAGCTGAAGCCGTAGAACGGCGGCTGGTACAACTAAAAAACACGTATAATATTGATAAAATTTTTATTGAACAGAGTTTACAAGCATTTAGGCCCGGATTATCATCTGCACAAGTTATATTGACGCTTGGAAAATTTAATGGTATAGTTAGTTGGATATGTTATAAAATTTTTGGTTTTGAACCGCAATATATTGGCGCATCAACTGCTAGAAAAGCACTTGAAATCAAAGTAGAACGTGGTCAAAACGCAAAAGAAATCGTTTTAAAACGTGTATTAGAGCTTGAAAAAAGCTTTCAAGTTGAGTATACTCCTAAAGGTAATCCCGTAGCAGGCGCATTTGATAGGGCAGATAGCTACGTTATTGCAAAAGCGGGGTATTTATCTTGTCAGACACCAAAAAAATAGAAATTCTTAAGCAGATTCTCGGCGATTATTATACGTCTGGAAATGAAAAGTTATTTTTCTGTCCTAAATGTTCTCATCACAAAAAAAAGTTATCAGTTAATGTTTCTAAAGATGTTTTTAAGTGTTGGAAATGTGATTGGTCTGGTAAAAGTATTCGTCGTCTTGTACAAAGGTATGGTAATTATGTCCAACAAAAGACTTGGAATGAGCTTTCTGGTGTTGTTGAAATCACGGAATACGAGAAGATATTCCTCGCAGAGCAAACTATTGAAGAAAAAATTGAACCAATCAGTCTTCCTGCGGAATTCCAGACGTTATGTAACCGCGATGTAGGTCTTTCTTCTCTTCCAGCACGTAGATATCTTCGTGATAGAGGTCTTTCTAAAGAAGATATTCTATTTTGGAAGATTGGTTACGCTGTTTCTGGAGAATATAATGGTCGTGTTATCGTTCCATCCTTCAATCTTGATGGAAAGGTAGACTATTTTATCGCCAGAACGTATGAAAATGATTGGAAGCGATATATAAATCCTCCAACTCCAAAAGATATCATATTTAATGAACTTTATATTGATTGGAGTTCAGATATTACGATTGTTGAAGGAGTTTTTGATGCCATCAAGGCAAAAAATGCTATTCCCATCCTTGGTTCTACGCTACGAGAGGGTTCAAGACTATTTCGTGAGCTAATTCGCAACGACCCTGCAATTTATATTGCTCTAGACCCCGATGCGGAGAAAAAAGCAGAAAAATTAATCAATACATTATTAAGTTACGATGCGGAAGTGTATAAAATAGATATTCCAGCTGGAAAAGACGTTGGAGATATGTCTCATGAAGAATTTTTAGAGCGTAAGAAGGGGGCAAAACTAATTAAAGATAGCGATTACATGCTAATTAAAAAAATAATGAGTCTTTAATATGTCCGATAATAGAAAATATGACGAAAAAACATTAATGTCGCTATTAAAAATTATGTTAGCCGTTCGTTCTGATTTGACCGAGGAAGAAAAAGAATCTGTTATGAGGTTGGCAGAACAAATAATTAAAAAAGGCAAAAAACAAGATTATGAAGATAAACAAATCTTTCCTGACACGGATTATAAAAGAAGAAATTAAAAAAGTAATGTATGAAGAAGATATTGGTCCCGAAAAGGAACTAGTAGATTTGTTTGTTCAATATCGTAATTATTTTTCTAAAAATCCAACTAAAAATAAAGATGAATTGCCAGACTTTGAAGCAATGATAAAGCAAATTGCTCCAAATTATTCTCCTGAAGAAATTGTTCAAATGCTTCAAGGTAAGATTGACCGTCAATTATTTTCATTTATCAAAGATATACTTTTACGTGATAAAAACATGAAAACACAAAGTGATAAACTTGATAACTATGAGATGTCTATAACTCCCGACGAGCAAAGCGTTTATCAAGTCTATAATAAGCAAGACCCAGACCCCGGCTTTATGCGTGTTCCAAAAGATGATGAAGCATATGACCAAGAAGATGTTCGTAAGGACCGCAAAACGCTAACTCAATCATAGGAAAATATTTTAATGTCAGAACGTCCAGAAATCGGTGGAAAAAGCGAAGGTAAAAGATGCGGCGGTGCATGCAAACATAGCAGCACATATCACCAAGTAAAATGGTTTGATAAATTTACAAGCATGTATTATTATGGTTGTTCATATGTAGATTGTAAATGCATGAATTATGTAGCAACTGATATTAATAATACAGATATACGCTAGACATACAACAAAACTTGTAGTAACATGACCGTTAAGAATACCACTTAACGGTCTTTTTGTATCGTGATAGTGTAAAGCATCTGGAGGTAGAATGAAGATAGCGCACGTAGCGGACACACATATAAAAAACTTGAAGTACCACGATGAATATCGTGAAATTTTTAATAAGATGTATGAGATTATGCGTGAACAAAAAGTTGACGCTATTGTTCACTGCGGCGATATTGCTCACACAAAAACACAAATCAGTCCTGAATTTGTTGATATGACAGGCGAGTTCTTTAAGAATCTTGCTTCTATCGCACCAACTTATATTATTCTAGGCAACCACGATGGAAACCTACGTAATGATTCACGTCAAGATGCAATTACGCCAATTGTTTCTGCACTAAATCTTCCTAATCTATTTCTCCTAAAAGACAGCGGAGAAATGGCGATTAGCGACGATGTGACATTAAATGTCATGAGTGTGTTTGACCAAGAAAATTGGGTTAAACCAGTTAATCCAGATAAGATTAATATTGCTCTCTTACACGGTTCTGTGTCTGGTGTTCAAACCGACACAAATTATGTAATGGAGCATGGTGAATTTACTGTAGATATTTTTGAAGGCCATGATTATGCTTTCCTTGGCGATATTCACAAGACAAATCAGATTCTTGATTTGGAAGGTCGTGTCCGATATCCCGGCTCTACCGTTCAACAAAACTTTGGCGAAACAGACGATAAGGGTTTCTTAATTTGGGATATCCAAAGTAAGGAAAGCTTCAGCTGCAAACACTATGCCATTCCTAATCCTCGTCCATTCGTTACATTAGTATTGGACGAAAACGGCGTATTGCCCGAGATTGACGTTAAGAAAGGTGCAAGAGTTCGTATCGTTGCTGACAAGAACGTTACGCTAGAAAAGGTTAAAAAGGCCACAGAGGTCGTTAAAAGCCGTTTCCAGCCTGAGAGTGTAACCTTCGTTAACAAAGCAGTTATTTCAAAGGCTTCAGCAGAAGAAATTTCTGCTATCACTCACACAGATAATCTTCGTGATATCGGTGTGCAAGAACGTCTTATTCGTGATTATCTAAAAGACTTTAAGGCAGAAGAAGAAGTAATTGGTAAAGTTCTTGATTTAAATAAAAAACTTTCTTCTGCATTGGAAGAAGGTGAAGAGATTAATCGTGGCGTTCGTTGGTCGCTAAAAGAACTAGAATGGGATAATCTATTTAATTATGGTGAAGGTAATCGTGTTAATTTTGATGACCTATCTGGAATCGTTGGTATATTTGGTAAGAACTATAGCGGAAAATCTTCTGTTGTAGATAGCATGCTTTATACTATTTTTAATACCACCGCAAAAAACAATCGTAAGAATCTAAACGTTATTAATCAAAACCGTGAAAAAGGTCGTGGTAAGGTAACTATTGATATTGATGATGCTCAATATGTTGTTGAGCGTAAGAGCGAAAAATATATTAAAAAGCTAAAAGGAGTAGAAACTGTTGAAGCAAAAACAGATGTAGAATTTACTTCCACCAATGAATCATTAAACGGTCTTGCACGTAACGATACGGACAAGAATATTCGTCGTTTCCTTGGAACAGTAGATGACTTTTTCTTGACCAGTATGGCAAGTCAATTTGGTTATCTATCATTTATTTCCGAAGGTTCAACAAAGCGTAAGGAAATCCTTGCAAAGTTTCTTGATTTGGAAAACTTTGACAAGAAGTTTAAGCTTGCAAAAGAAGAAAGTGCGGAATTAAAAGGCTTGCTTAAAAAGCTTGAAGGCGTAGACTATAAGCGTGATATTGCCAACGCTGAATTACAGCTCTCTACAGTTGAAAACGAATTAGAAGAAAAGAAAAAATTGGTAGACGAGATTCGCAGCCGTGTTGCATCTGCCAACGAACGTCTTTGTGAATTGCAAAAATGTATTGCTGCGGTTCCAACAGTTGTTATTGATTATGACGAATTAAATGGCGACTTAAATCATTATCGTGTTGAGAAAAAAGAATTAAGCGAAGAAAATTTATTTCTTGAAGGTGAAATTGGAAAGCAAGAAAATCTTGTTGTCAAGATTGATGAATATTTAAAAAATATTGATGAAGTTGATTTGTTAGAGAAAGATAAGCAACTTAAATTTATCAACGAACAAGTACGTATTCTGGAGCGAGATTTCAATCACGTATCTGGAGAATTAGCAACTTCCGAAAAGAAAATTAAGCTTCTTGACCAAGTTCCATGTGGAGATAAATTTCCTACTTGCAAGTTTATTAAAGACGCTTTTGCAGCAAAAGAAAATTTTGATGAATTGTCAAAAAATAGTTTTGCTATGGAAGAAACATTGCGTCATACACGCGATAGCTATATACACCTTGATGTAGAAGTCTCAGAAGGACTTAAAAAACTTTCTGATATCAAGAAAAAGCGTACTGATACAGTTTCAAAACTATCTTCCAATCAATTAAAGATGGAGAAAAACAAGAATACTATCATTGTTCTTGATACAAAAATAAACGAAACAAACGAAAAACTGCAAAGTTATTTACAGAATCGTGAAGCAATTGAAAATTATGAGAAGCTATTGGGTGACCGTGATACTGCAAAGCAAAATGTCGCTTCTTTTACCAAACAATTAAGCACTACAGAACATGAAATAGTAGAACTATACAAGAATCAAGGTTCTATATTGGCAAAAATTGATATTTTCAAAAAGCAGGAGAAAGAATTAGACGATTTGCGTAAACAATATAGCGCATATGATTTGTTCTTAACTTGTATGCATCCAAGTGGTATATCTTATGAAATTATCAAGAGCAAGCTTCCAGAGATTAATCAAGAAATTTCCAAGATATTGGCAAATGTTGTAGAGTTCTCTATTTATCTTGAGAATGATGACGATAAGCTAGATATTATGATTAAACATCCAAAGTATGATGCTCGCCCATTAGAAATGGGCAGCGGTGCTGAGAAAACTCTTGCTTCTACAGCTATACGTTTAGCGCTTTTGAACGTAACAACCCTACCAAAAGGTGATATCTTCATCATGGATGAGCCGGGAACGGCTTTAGATGCAGAAAATCTAGATGGCTTCGTACGTATTTTAGAACTAATTAAGGGGTATTTCAAGACAGTTATCTTGATTTCACATTTAGATAACTTAAAAGATTGTGTAGATATGCAAATCGTTATTGACCGCAAGGATGGATTTGCGTATGTCAACCAATAGGAGAAAAATGATGGCTAATATGGGACTAAAAGAAGAAGTAAAAGAAGAAATAAGTGATTTAGATAAAAGAATGGAAGTAGAACGTAAAAAATTAGATGGTTCACGTCTAGGATTGGTTGATTTGGTGACTGAGAAGTTTGTTTCTCGTAAATTAATGGTATGGGGAATAGCTACAGTGCTCTTATGGACAACTAAAATCACCCCAGATGAATGGACAGCTATTACTTTGGGCTATGTAGGTATAGAAGGCATGGCAGATTTAGCAGTAAAATGGAAATCCGCAGGAAAAAAGGAATAATATAATGATTAAATTAAAACAATACTGGAATAAATTTAAAGTTTGGATTGGACTTTTTGTTGCTGGAGTGGCTTTAAGTTTTCTAGTACTTAGAAAATACGTAGGCGATGGTTTAGAACAACAACGAGAACAATATAAAAAAGAAGAAGAAGCAAAAATAGCAGCAGAACAAAAATTAGCTAAAGAAACAAAGAAGCTAGAAGAAAAGAAACAAGAAGAAATAAAGGTAGTAGATGAAGATAAGAAACAAAAACTAAAAGAAGTGGTAGCAAAGGCAAAGGAAGAAAAAAGAAGATTAGTAGAAGAAGCTAAACGTGACCCACAAGGCTTTAAAGTAGAGCTAAAGAAAGAACTTGGTGTAACTGAAAAGAAAAAGAAAGGCTCTCGCAAGAAAAATGGCTAATTTAAAATCTTTAGTATCACTTATTACGCTGCTAGCGTTCCTAGCGGTGCGGATTCCTATTGCTTATGCCCTACCTCCAGCAGCTGCAGCTGGAGTAGAAGCTATAGCAGAGGATGAATATGAAGATGGCGATTATGTTGTAGTTAAACAGGGCGAAGAAGCGCCTTATGACGGTTTTCTTTTTGATTCTGAGGGGTTATCTAAGGTAATTGCTAATAAAACGTTTCAATTAGATAAACTAAGAATAGAAAAAGATAGTGAAATAGCTAAACTAAATTTAGATATTAAGTATCTTAAAGAACAACAAGCTTTAGAACTTAAAATAAGTAAAGAATTAAGTGATAATATAGTAGTTATTAAAGATAAAAGAATACAGCAATTAGAAGATAGTAAAAAATGGGATGATGTTAAGCTATTTGGTTCTATGTTACTAGGAATGGCTTTGTCAGTAACAATATTTTATGCAGCGGTGAAAATAACCAATGTCAATCAATAAAAAAGACCCTAACTACATAGCTGCTTTAGAAAGAGCGGTAAAAGAAAAGTATGGAGAACAAGCAACAATGCATCCAAAATATTTCTGGAATCAGGATAAAGAACGTGAATATGCCGCAGATACTAAAGAAACGGTTAAAAAGCAGCTAACTAATGAACAATCCAGAGAAAAAGTAGATTTAGGCGGGATTTTAATACCAAAGAAACTAATTAATAAAAATGAACATAAGTCTTGTTCTGTCTGTAAACAGTATAGTTTTGATAAAAAAGACGATGTATATTTAAATAAATTCACTACATGTCAAATATGTTATATTCAGCATATAGAAGGTAGAGAAGAAAGATGGACTAGTGGTTGGCGTCCATATGGAGATAAATAAATGGCTAGCATTCTAGAAGTTGTAAATGGAATTTCACAAGCAATACACGCTAAACATCATGGTGGAGCAGAAGTAGGCTTAAAGCGTGAAACAGAAGACCTTGTACAAGGAGTTTCTATTTATGACCCCAGAATGATTGATGGTTTCGGAATTCAATATCAAGGTAACATGTTAATCTTGAAATATCACAGTGAAATGCCAATAGTAAAAGTACATGATAAAAATTTTGAAACTGATATTCGTAGAACTATGAAAGATATTATTTCTTTTATCAAATCTGAATATAAGAAAGTAACTAAAAAGTCTTTAGAATTAACCGAACATGGCGATGTCAACGTAATGGTCCAAAGTGCTAATCGTAGAACCGCTTACGTTAACGCAACTCAATCTTATCAAATTGGTAACATAGAAGGTTATAACAAAGAAGATAGTAAGCCAGAACAATCTTATGCTGATATTGCTAAGCGCTGGTTGATGAATGTTAAACAACCAAAAACGTATCTTAAATAGGTAATAAGGTAATGGCATGGCGTATAAATTATCTAAAGAGGAAATCACTAAAGAAATCCTAAAGTGTGGCAAAGACCCAGCCTACTTTTTAGATAATTACGCCAAAATTGTTCATCAAAGCAAAGGTTTAATACCATTTAGAACTTTTAAGTTTCAAAAAGAGTTATTAAACGATTTCCACGACCATCGTTATAACGTAATTTTAAAATCCCGTCAAATGGGTATTTCCACGATTGTATCTGGTTATATTGCATGGATGCTTTTGTTTCACAAAGAACGCAATGTTCTTGTAATGGCAACGAAACTCAACACGGCAATTGAAATCGTAGAAAAAGTTAAAGACATTATTGATTCAGTGCCAGCATATATCAAGATTGCTGAAATAACTATTAACAATAAAACTAAACTTGAATTAAGCAACGGTTCTAAAATTCAAGGTGTACCAACTTCAAAAGATGCAGGCCGTTCTCAAGCGCTATCTTTATTAGTTCTTGACGAAGCAGCTCACGTTGAAGACATGGATGATTTATGGACAGGTTTGTTACCTACAGTTTCTACAGGTGGTCGCTGTATCGCTCTTTCAACACCAAATGGTGTTGGTAACTGGTTCCATAAAACATATGTAGATGCTGAAAGTGGCCAAAATAACTTTAAACCAACTAAATTGCCATGGCACATGCATCCTGAATATACTCAGGAATGGTTTGATAATATGACACGTAACATGAGCAAGCGTCAAATTGCTCAAGAATTTGAATGTAATTTCAATGCATCTGGTGAAACAGTAATGCATGCAGAAGATATTACTAAATTAAAGAAGCTTATTGTTGAACCAAAACATAGAACTTGGATTGATAGAAATTATCACATTTGGAAAGAGTATGAACCAAACGGCTCTTATTTATTGTCTGCTGACGTAGCTAGAGGTGATGGAAAAGACTATTCTGTATTTCACGTGTTAGATGTTAAAAATATGGAACAGGTGGCAGAGTATCAAGGAAAAGTAGACCTTGATAATTTTGCTAAATTACTTTTTGATTCTGGAAAAGAATACGGCAATTGCATGATAGTTGTAGAAAATAACAACGTTGGATTTGCGGTATTAACAAAATTAGTTGATATGTTGTATCCAAACGTTTATTATTCACAAAAAGGTTCTCAAGATTTTATTGACAGTACTTCTGCACAGTATAGTTCTAATTCTGTTCCCGGCTTTACAACAACAATGAAAACCAGACCATTGATTGTAGCTAAATTAGAAGAATTTATTCGTAATAAAAGTATTAAAATTAATTCACAACGTGTTATAAATGAATTAGATACTTTCGTATGGGTAAATGGCAGACCAGAGGCACAAAAGGGCTATAACGACGATTTAGTAATGTCTTTGGCAATTGGTTGTTGGGTTAGAGATACTGCGGTAATTAATAATGAAAGAAATTTAGAATATTCTAAAGCATTCTTAAATTCAATTATTAAAAGTAGCAATTATTTAGAAACATCAATTCGTAGTTTTCAAAATGAAGATAAAGCTCGTAAAATACAACAAGCACAACAACAATACAAAGATTTTTTGTGGCTTATTAAGGGTTAAATAAAATGGCAGATAATAAAAATAAATATAACAGTTTGTCTAAGAAGAATCCACGCAATAGTCAATCGCCGCTATATACTGGTTTGACTAGATTATTTTCTGGTCCATTAGCTAGCTTTCGTTCACAGGCACAAATTCGTTATAAGCGTCGTGATTTAGACCGCTATAAGTTTACTTCTGCTAGTGGTCAAGCCTTTAAGAAAAAGTCCTATAACCCATTTGAAGCCATTCAAAGCAACATTATGGCCAACCAAAGTCGTGCTGAGCGTTACAGCGACTTTGACCAAATGGAATTCATGCCGGAAATTGCTTCTGCATTAGATATATATGCCGATGAAATGACAACATGTAATTCTTTTAGACAAGTATTAATAGTTGACAGCAAAAATGAAGAAATAAAAAATATTCTTTATAATCTTTATTATAATATTTTGAATCTAGAAACAAATTTATTTTCTTGGTGCAGAACCATGTGTAAATTTGGTGATTTCTTTCTTTATTTAGATATTGATGAAAAATTAGGAATTAAGTCTTGCTTAGGATTGCCTTCACCAGAAGTAGAAAGACTAGAAGGCGAAGATGAAAGCAATCCTAACTATGTTCAATTCCAATGGAACAGTGCTGGAATGACATTTGAAAATTGGCAAATTGCACACTTTAGAGTATTAGGACAGGATAAATATGGTCCATATGGTACCTCTATTCTAGAACCAGCTAGACGTATATGGCGTCAACTACAATTGATGGAAGATGCGATGATGGCATATCGTATTGTTCGTGCCCCTGACCGTCGTGTATTTTATATAGACGTTGGAAACGTAGCACCGGCTGAAGTAGAACAATTCATGCAAAAAATTATTACTCAAATGAAACGTAACCAAATAATAGACCCAAACACAGGTCGTGTTGATTTACGTTATAACCCAATGAGTATTGATGAAGATTACTTCTTGCCAGTTAGAGGTACACAAGGTGGTACTAAAATTGATACACTTCCCGGTGGTCAATTTCAAGGTGATATTGATGACGTACAATATCTTCGTGATAAGCTATTTTCTGCTATTAAAGTTCCACAAGCATATCTTTCAAGCGCTAAAGATAAAGCTCCAGAAGACAAAAGCACATTAGCTCAAAAAGATATTCGTTTTGCTAGGACTGTACAAAGATTGCAAAGAATTATTACTAGCGAATTAGAAAAAATTGGTATTATTCATCTTTATACACTTGGATATCGGAATGAAGATTTACTTAAGTTCAAAATTAAACTAAATAATCCATCAAAAATCAGTGAATTACAAGAAATTGAACACTTTAAAGCACAACTAGAAGTGGCTGCATCAGCAAAAGAAAACGGTTTCTCTAAACGTTGGATTTATGAAAATATCTTCCGTATGAATGATACAGATTTCTTGCGTATTCAACGTGATTTATATTACGACAAGCAAACTGAAAAAGCTATTGAAGCAGGAGAAGTAAGTGATACAGGAACAGTAGGCGGTGGTACCACGGCAGCTGATACAGCCGCATTAGGACTAGAAGGCGGCGAAGGTGAAGAAGCACCAGCGGGAGAAACATCAGCCGAAGAAACACCAGCTCCAGAGGAAGAATCTAATTTATTAGCGGCTCCAGCTAGAAGAGATGATTCATCTTATACAACTCCCGGTGCAAAAGGTAAAGTTTATACACCAGTAAAATATGATAGCCGTCCAAGTGGTGCCCGTTCAAGACATTTTGAAAGAACTCACACACCTGAATCTACTACCAGTAAATACAGAAATTTATTTGCCGGTAGCAAACCTTTGTCTCAAGCCAGTAAAGGAATATTTAATGAGTCATCAGAAGGTTTTGAGAGTGATGAAAAAATGTTGATGGACGTAGAAAATAAGCTCCAAATGCTTTCAAAAACACTACTTAAAGAAGATAAAGAATCGGAGAAAGAATAAAATGAAACATAATAAGAAAAGAAATACCGCTTTTCTTTACGAGGTTCTTCTACGTGAAGGCACAAAAGCATCTTTAGAAAAAGATTTTAATCGTTTAAAGGCAATTAAATCTTTAATTGTTGAATATTTTCACCCTCAAGCAGTTTTAGGATACGAATTATCACTATATAAAGCTTTACGTTCTACAGAAATAGAAAAGTCAATTAGTGAAAAGTATCTAACTGAAGTAAAAAATCGTCATAACAATATTGATAAACGTTTATTATTTAATGAACAAACTAAATTAATTAATAAAATTAATAAATCTTTAGGAGCAAATATATATAATAATTTTGTTCCTTATTATAAAGATTTAGCAACAATTTCTCAAATATTTAGCGATTCTACTCCAATAAAAGAAAAAATATTACTTGAAGAAGCACTATTAAAAGACTTGCAAACCCTTAATGAAAGCGGCAAGCAAGAGTTAAAACCAATTGATGCAATTGTTTACAGAACATTCGTTAAAAAGTTTAATGACAAATATTCTAGTTTATTAAGTGAACAAAAAGATTTATTAACAAAATATGTTAGTTCGTTTGCTGATAATAGCCTAGAACTTAAGTTATACCTAAACGAAGAAATTAGTAGATTAAACGATAAAATTAATTTTGCTTTACAATCGGAAGAAATTAAATCAGATTTTAGAATGCAAGATAAAACAAAAAAATTGCTATCTGTATTACAAGAATTTAAATCTAAAAAAGATTTAACTCCTGACATGTTAGAAAATGTATTAAAAATACAACAATTTGTTCATGAGGTAGAAAGTTAATGCTTAAAATTATTGTTAAAGGCTCAACCGGCGAACAAAAAGAAGTAAACATTCGCAAAACTCTTTCTGGTGATTTTATGTTACGGGAACATCCAGAAATTGATATTATTGTTGTGCCTGAAAAACAAAAAGTATTGGTATTACCAAAAGATGAACAAAGCGACCACGTTTACAAATTGCAAGAACGTTTATTTAAATATATGGTACAAAAAGGCGTAATACTACCTGAAAGCGTATTTGCTGGTAATGTTTATGGTTCATTGCAGGGTAACTATCCGCAACAAGCCCCAGAAGGCGTAGACCCATTACAGGTTGTTATATATAATCTTGCTAATTTTATAGAAGAAGAACGTCCTAAATACGAATACGAAAAAGCATACGAAGAAGAAATGGAAAAAGAACTTCTCGTTCCTGATACAGAAGATTCTACAGAATTAGGAGAAGTTCCTCAAGAACCGTTTAAGGGAAGCATTCCTAAATATGGATTCCCAACCCGTGGCATATATCGTTACAATTATTAGTATCTTTTAAGGAGAAAACATATGAAGGTTACAAAACAACACTTGATGAGTTTAATTAAAGAAGAAGTAGAGTTAATGAAAGAAGAACAATTATTGAATGAGCAATATGATGCAGTATTAGAAAAAATTAATACTATGTCTTATGAAGAATTACATGAGGCAGTATTAGGCAGGTTCGCTCAAAAATTAGGTAGTGCCGCAGCCGGTGCTGTTAAGACAGGTGCTGAAAAACTTGGTCAAGCAGTTGGTAAAAAAGTAACCGCTGCTAAAACAGCTGTTACTAACACATTAACCGCCGCTAAAGCATCTGTAGATAAAACAAAAGAACAAGTTTTAGCTATGTATGATGAAGCACAAAAAGAAGAAGTTAAAGCAATTATGGCTGCAGCAAGACAAAAAGCCGCTAGTCAAACAGCGCAAATATTAACTGATTTTGTTTCTTTAGCAAAAAAGAAAAATATTCCAAACCCAGAAGCATTAGCATTAGGTGTTCTAACAAGTATTTATGACGGTTTCCAAGAACAAATGGGAAAAAATCCACAAACTGGCATGGGTAAAATTGGACAACGTGGCGTTACCGTAGGTGGTGCAGCAGCTTCCGGCCAAGTAGAAGAATAAAATGAAGTTTAATAGGCAAAAAATTGTAGCTTTAATTCTTGAAGCTTTAAACGAAGAGGATGTTCGTGATAAATACGGACATCTTATCTCTACAGATTTGCCTAAATTAAAAAAAGATAGATACCAAATACCTGATAGAGAAATAGTTTTTATATTGCAACCACTTATTTCATTTGTAAATCAAGAATATGCTAAAATAGCAAATGAAGTTTTACGAGAAATGATAGAGGATGTTGTAAATATAAGAAAATTAAATCCTGATATGGAAAAAGCGGTTGCTATATTTAATAAAAAATATGATTCCGCTTTTTCAGTTAAGCAAATAAAAAATATATCGCTTGTATTCAAAGTTGCTGAAGAATTACGTGGAGTTCATAATTTAATAAACTTCTATCAACAGGTAACTAAAAGAGAAGGTATGAAGCCATCTTCATATCAACCTTCAAAAGATACTCCAAGAGAAGCAACACCAGTGTTAAAGGAAAAGAAAGTTAAGGTTAAATATAAATGCAATTAATAACTTTTATATTAGCTTGCTATGGCATGACAATGATTGTTGTATACGGTAAAATATTTGAACCTGTTCGTCCAAATCATTATTTTTTCCGTTGTACAATGTGTATGGGATTTTGGGTTGGTTTAATTAATATTTTTATGATTGAACTTCCATTTAATGCATTTACAGCTGGCTGCATAAGCTCTGGAACTTCTTACTTATTAAGTCGTTTAGTTGATGATGATGGAATATTAATTAAATTGAAAAAAGAAAAATAGGTAACTATTTATAAATGATTGGAGGTGTTTACCTATGAAGCAAGAAATCACCTATATTAGACGTTATTTACTCCAGCCAGTGCGCCGTTGCTGTAATGGTAGTTGAATTTAGCCCCGATAAAATATTCGGGGCTTTAACCTTTATAAAAACATTATGTCAAAAGAATTATTAAGAGAATGGTACGAATTATGTGAAGGTGGCGTTTGTCAAGATTTATTGACAGAAGCAGAAAAACTTCATGTTAAAAATGGCGGCCTAATGTTGTCGGGGATTATGCAAAGAGCCGATAAAGAAAATGGCAATGGTCGTGTTTACGGCAAAACTATTTTAGAACGCGAAATAGAAAATTACAAAAAACTTGTTGAAGACCGTAGAGCTTTGGGTGAATTAGACCATCCAGAAGATTCCGTAGTTAATCTTAAAAATGTCTCCCATATGGTTACAGGTATTTGGTGGGATGGCGATGCAGTAATGGGAAAAGTTAAAGTTTTAGATACTCCATCAGGAAAAATTCTTCGTTCTCTAGTAGAAAGCGGCGTAAAGCTCGGTATTTCAAGTCGTGGTTTAGGTAGCACAAGAAAAGAATACGGTAAAACCATCGTAGAAGATGATTTTCAGTTAATCTGCTTTGATTTCGTTCAAGAACCAAGCACTCCCGGCGCATTTATGATGAGTGAAAGCAAAAAACGCACTCTAGACCCAAAAGCTATTTGGACAAAAGCAGACCGTTTAAATAGATTATTAAATGATATTGTAAAAGGATAAAAAGAAATGTCAGAATTTCAATATAAAGCAGGATTAAATCACGTTGGCAGCTATCAAATAAGCGGTATTCCTTATGTAACAGGAAATTTAGTACTTCCCGCAAATGCAGCAGGTTCTGCATCTTTAGAAGTTGCATTTCCAAGTGTTACCAGCCTAATAACTTATACAAATCATGGTGGAGTGCATGCAAGAATTGGTTTTAGCAATAATGGTGTTAAAAATACTAATTTTTATTTAGTTGAACCAAGTGGTAGCGTAGAATTAAAAATTAGAACAACTAAATTATTTTTGATTTCTAATAGTCCAATAGCCACATGTACTTCTGGTACTATTGCCGCTTCTCTAACTGGTATTACGGGTTACGATTTAACTACAAATTATTCTGGTAGCAATGGTATAGGATAAAATTTAAATGCCCACTTTAATTGATTGCGCTGATACTTTAAATTGTGCCACATTATCGGGAAGCGATAACGTTAATGTAGCTTTTCAAGCGGGCGTTCCAAATAAAATTGTTGTTTCTTTAACGCAGTCTGTTGTTGGATTATCTAACTTAGAAGTTACTGGAACAATTAAAGCAAAAAGCATACAATTATCTAACTCTGGTGGATATAGTTATTTAGAAATTGGTGCTCCCGTTGGTGCATACATAGATTTAAAAAATCCTGAATCTGATGATTTTGATTTAAGAATAATTTCTGATTCTGCACCAGCTGGTGGCGGTTATTTGCAAGCTGCCGGTGGAGCAATATTAGCACTATCTGGAAGTAATGTTGGAATTGGTACAAAATCACCATCTACCGAGTTAGACATTAGAGCAAATGGTTTTAATAATTTAGATATGATATCAGCCGGTGCAAGTGCTGGCTCATATGTTTCCATGAAGCGTTCTAGAGGAACAATAGATTCTCGTACAATATTATCTAGCGGCGATTATGTTGGAGGATATTTATTTTATGGATACGACGGGGACCAAGATGTTATCTTGGGAGGAATGTACGGCATAGTTGATGGCGCACCCAGTGATAATGATATGCCGGGAGCTTTAGCATTTTCTACTACTGCTGATGGTGCCAGCGGTGTTACCGAAAGAATGAGAATTAATGCTGCCGGTAATGTCGGTATTGGAAGCACCAATCCCGGCTATACTCTAACTGTTACAGGGTCAATAGCAGCTAGCAATTTACTTGGCGGTGCCACTACTTTAAGCGTAGATGCCACAGGACAAATAATTAGAACTCCTTCAGATGAAAGATTAAAAGAAAATATTCAATCACTAACAGGCTCATTAGAATTAATTTCATTAATGAATCCAGTTAGATTTAATTGGAAAAATAAAGAATTATTTGGCGATAAAACAGATATAGGTTTAATAGCACAAGAAGTAAAAGAATTATTTCCTGAAACAGTAAGTACAGATAATGATGGAGTTTATGGTTTAGATTATACTAGATTAGTTCCTGTACTTGTTGATGGCGTTAAACAACTCAAACAAGAAAATGATGATTTAAAATCTAAACTAGATGATGTCTTAAAAAGACTTTCTTTATTAGAAACTAAATAATTTTAATTGAACATATTTATAGCAATATAATAAGATACTATTTATTGCGAGGACTTATGAAAAAAGAAGAATTAAAACAAATTATCAAGCCTTTAATAAAAGAATGTTTAAAGGAAGTATTAGTAGAAGAAGGTTTTGCAAAAATGTTAAGCGAAACAAAACAATCTCTTCCTGTACAAGAAATCAAAAAACCGGTTCAACAAAGCGTCAATATTAAACCAACCGCACTGTTAGAAGCAAAGAAAAAAATGCTGGATGCAATTGGCAATACTGGCTTTGATGCGTTTGCTAACACACAACCCTTACAAGAAGACAAAGAAATTGTTGGTAATGACCCCGGCATAGACATTAGCAAATTATTAGAAAACAAACAAGTTTGGAAACAAACATTAAATGCCATGAATGGCAAGAAAGTAAAAGAGTAAAGTATGAGTAAGCGTCCTGTAAATTTAGAAACAAAACTCCCAAAGGGAATGCAACCATCATTAGAAAATAATGAATTAATCATAAACAGATTCTTGAAAGCTTGCAGCAAAGAATCCCTAACACAGTATCTTTATGATTATTCAGCATACAATAGACGTTTTGATAAGCCAAGCGTTTTAGAACGTCAACGTCAATTACAATATAAGCGTAATGCAAAAAAAGCCAATCAATTGTTAATGACTGACCCTGAAACAACTCCTAAAAAGAAGAAGAAAAAAGTCGCTAAACGTGCAGAATCAGCACATTAATTGTCATTTCAGTGCAATTAATACTAATTAAGTAAAAGTATTAGTCTTTTTTCCTGCATACAGGAGATATTCATGTCAGAATTGTTACAACAAGCCATCGTTGATGCGACTGCTTTGAAAGAAGCAGCAATCAAAAACGCAGAAAACACACTTATTGAGAAATATTCTCAAGAATTCAAAGAAACTGTTCAGAAATTGTTAGAGCAAGAGGTAGCTGCTGCGCCTGACACTTCTTCTACTACTACACCAACACCTGATGCCGCTTTAACAGCAGCCCCAGCTGATGCAGAAGCTGCTATTGACCCTTCTGCTTTAGACCCAATGGCTGGTGGATTAAATGCAACAGGCGATATTGGTAAAAAGGATGCATTTTCTAAAGTTCCCGGCGTTTTTTCCGATACTTCTGATGATGAAATGATTACCATTAACTTTGACCAAATCCGTGCAACATTAAATGAAATGTTAGGCTATGAAACCAATCAAGACCCAACATCAGACGCTTTAGCACAAGGTAAAGCACCAATTAATGTAACAGAAGAAGAAGTAGAAGAAGAAATTTCTTCTCCCTCTAAAGTTAAAGTAAAGGTTGTTGGCGAAAAAGAAGAAATGGATGAATTAGAAGAATTAGAACTTGAAGAAGCGGAATTAGCATCGCCTGAAGTTGTTTCCGCAGAACAAGAATTAGCTGATAAACAAGCTGCAGTAGCAGGCGCACAAAAGAAAATCGGTGATGCAAAAGTTAAAGCTGCTCAAAAAGCTGCTGAACAAGCAAAAGCAGCAGCAGCTGGCGCTGTACCTAGCGCCATGGAAGAAGACATTGAATTAACCGAACAAGAATTACAAGAATTAGCTGAAGAATTAAAAGTTGATTTAAAGGTTGGAAATTTAAGCGACGGCTATCTTGGTTCTACCGAAACACAAAAACGCGAACAACGTAATGTAGAATTGGCAGCTGCACGTGATGAAGCAGCAGCAAAAGAACGTGAAATAGAAGTTCAAAAAATGAAAGACTTGATGCAAGAAAATATAAAAGTCAAAGATTTAAACGGTGAATTATTAAAAGCAGTAGAAACATTAAAAGAACAAATGGAAGCAATTAATCTTTCTAATGCTAAATTATTATACACAAACAAAGCTCTAGGAAATATCTCCTTGAATGAGCGACAAAAGCAGAATATTGTTGAATCAATTTCCAAAGCAGATAGTGTATTAGCGGCGAAGACAATCTATGAAACACTTCAAAATGCGGTTGACACTGTAACTAAAGAAAAAGAAGCTCCACAATCACTCCGCGAAGCATTAAATAGAGCACCTTCTCCATTCGTAGTAAAGAAGTCCTCTGCTAACAGTATTAATGACTTAATGGCAGAAAGAATGAAAGCCCTAGCGGGTATCAAAAAACAATAACTATCTTAAGGAGATATAAAATGAGTAACGTATTAGAAAAACTAACAGAAGGCGTCGTAGAACGCAATATGTTAACAGAAACAAAAGCAATCGTAGGCAAGTGGGAAAAGTCCGGTTTATTAGAAGGTTTAAAGACCGAACGTGAACGCAGCACAATGGCAGTATTATTAGAAAACCAAGCAAAAGAACTTCTCCGCGAATCAACCACAATGGCAGGAGGTGATGTTCAAGGTTTCGCAGCTGTAGCTTTCCCAATCGTACGCAGAGTATTCGCTGGCTTAATTGCTAACGACCTCGTATCCGTACAACCAATGAGCTTACCAAGCGGCCTTGTATTCTTCATGGATTTCCGTCGTGGCACAAACATTGGTAGCACTGGTGACACCGTATTCGCAGTATCCTCTTCATTATTCGGTGACCGTCTTGGCGTACAAATCACTGGCGGCGTTCGTGTAGACGGCGTAGACTTTGCTGAAAAGGGTTTCTACAATCTTGCTAACGGCTATAACACATCACGCTACAGCAGCGGCGTAGCAACTGGTAGCGTAACAGTATCAAGCCCATTCAACTTGGAACAAGGCGGTGCAAACGCAACCGCAGCACAATTAGCAGCAATCCGTTATGATGCTGACTTATTAGCAGGCGCTGATGCAACCCCATATGTATCCGCTTCTGTAATTACAGTAGCATTAAGCGACTTAGATTACGGTTCATTAATTGCACTTGACGATGTATTCGCAACCTCTCTTGTAACAAGCAGCGCAGACGTAAATGCATCAGGTGATTACACAAGCGGCGGTGCATTAGGAGCCAGCGCAAAAGTAATTCGTCGCTTGAGCACTATCTCAGGTTCCAGTCTTGTTATGGTAGTTGCCACAACAAGCACAAGCCCAACAAAAGCAAACTTGTTCTCTGGTGCTAACTTTGCAGTATTAACCTATCCAATCAAGGATAATCTTCAAGCTGTAGGTGCTGATGCTCTCGGCGCAATCGCTGGTGCAACACCTTGGACATTTGAAGGTTCTACAGCAATTCCAGAAATTGAATTGAAGGTAGACAGCTTCTCCATCACTGCTCGTACACGTAAGCTCAAGGCTCAATGGACCCCAGAATTAGGTCAAGACTTGAACGCTTACCACAACTTGGATGCAGAAGTAGAATTAACCTCCATGTTGTCTGAACAAATTGGTCTTGAAATAGACCAAGAAATCCTTAATGATTTAGTTAAGGGTGCAACAGCAGGCACCAAGTATTGGAGCCGTCGTCCCGGTAAGTTCGTAAACCGTACAACCGGTGCAGAAATTAATGCCGGTTCTCCAACCTCACCACCAGACTTCACTGGTAACGTAAGCATGTGGTACGAAACACTCGTTGAAACAATCAACGATGTATCTGCCAACATTCACCGTAAGACATTACGCGGCGGCGCAAACTTCCTCGTATGCTCACCAGAAGTTGCAAACATTCTTGAATTCACCAGCGGTTTCCGTGCATCTGTAACAAACGATGCAGAAAAAGGTTCCGTAGGCGCAGTCAAGGTTGGCGATATGAACAAGAAGTGGGATGTAATTGTTCACCCATACTTCTTACGCAACGTAATCCTAGTTGGTCGTAAGGGTGGTAGCTTCCTAGAAAGCGGTTACGTATATGCACCATACGTACCACTACAATCCACACCAACCATCTTCTCACCAACCGACTTTACACCACGTAAGGCTGTAATGACCCGTTATGGTAAGGCAATGGTTCGTCCAGACATGTACGGCCTCGTAATTTGTCAAGACTTGTTGGGTTAATAATTAAAAGAGGTTAAAATCTCTGCCCCGCTACTGAAAGGTAGCGGGGTTTTTTATTTGTGAAGAAAGAACATAATTATAACTAATTACTATACTATTTCCCGAGGAATAAAAGATGGCACTTCCTAATTTTTCACCTGCTTCACAAATGAGTAAGGTGATTTTACCGCCAACTGGCAACGTTTCAAACGTAACCGTATCCACTTTACCGTTTGGCGTTTATGTATCAACACAATATTGGACAAATGAACAAATAACAACTTATAAATCAGGCTCTGTAGAAGAAGTGGCATTTGTTTATAAGAAATTAGGCGGTGATGTAGTAGATATTGAATTGGTTGAAACACAAGTTCACGCCGCATACGAAGAAGCATGTCTAGAATATTCATATCTTATCAATCTTCACCAAGCAAAGAATGCTTTACCATTTGTTCTTGGACAAGATACAGGCTCTTTTAACAATGATGGTCAATTAACTGGCAGTAATAGCGGAAGTTTATTAAATGCCAATCTTGCATTTCCAAAAATGCAATTTACATATGCCAAAAATGTTGGCATGGCGGTTAATACATTAGTTGGACTAAACAGTAATGAACCAATTTATTCTTCTTCATTTAATATGATACCGGGAACTCAAGATTATGACTTACAAGCAGCTGCTTCTGCTTCTGCGGTGCAATATGGATTTGATTTAAACGATAAACGTATTAATATCCAGAAAGTTTATTATAAAACCGCTGGTGCATCATGGAATTTCTATGGTTATTTCGGTGGTTTAAACGTAGTAGGTAATTTAAGTACTTATGGTCAATATGCTGATGATAGCACATTTGAAATCATCCCAGCATGGCAAAACAAACTACAAGCCATGGCGTATGAAGATGCCATTAAGACACGTGTAAGCGATTGGTCGTTTCAAATTCGCAATAACATGTTAAGAATATTTCCTGTTCCTAATGCTTCTTCACCAGAAAAATTTTGGTTTGATTTTACTGTTGGTTCAAATGCATGGGAGCAAACTCCACAAACTGTTGGGGTTAGCGGCTCTACAATGCCAGCAGAAAGCGGAATTAACGGCATTAACAACATGAATACGATGCCATTTCAAAATTTACCATACGATAAAATAAATAGCATTGGTAAACAATGGATTCGTCGTTTTGCTTTGGCATTATGCAAAGAAATGTTGGGTCAAATACGTAGTAAATGGGATAAAATACCAATTCCCGGCGATTCAGTTACATTAAATGGCGATAAATTAATCAGCGAAGGTAAAGAAGAACAAGATAAGCTTCGTGAAGAATTAAAGACGCAACTTGCAGACATGACATATGTTAAGTTGGGAGAAGACAGCGCTAAAACAATGGAAGATGCTTCAAAAACACAAGCATATGTTCCAAATCTCATCTTTGTGGGCTAAAATAAATGGCAAGAAAGAAAAAAACAAAAGCTAGCATTGCAGAAAATATTGCAAGACAGCCAGACGCCCCACCGCCACCCCTCTTTTTGGGTGAAAAAGAACGTAATCTTGTTAAGCAAGTAAATGATGAAATCATTGAACGTGTAATAGGACAAACAATTACCTATTATCCCATGAGTCGTGAACACACAAATTATAATCTTTACGGTGAGGCTATACAAAAAACTTTCCTTTCTCCAGTTAAAGTTCAAGCATTGGTAGAATGGGAAGGCAGTAAAACAGCAACTCAGGTTTTTGGTATTGACCGTGTTACTTCAATTACAGTCAATTTTCATCGCAGAAGATTAACAGAAGACCAAGATTTATATGTCCGTGAAGGCGATTTTGTATTATATGGCGAAGTATTTTATGAAATTGTTACGATAGCGGAACCAAAAAATTTATTTGGTCAAGTAGATTATAAATTTGAAGTTGTTACAAAGTGCATTAAGGCTAGAGAAAGCGTATTTAATGCCAAATAAAACAACAATTTATAGCTTTTTCAAAAAAAGTACTACTATTTATAATAAGTCAGTAGACTATAAATTTTGCCTATAAACTCCCAAAGGAGAATTGAATAATGTCAGTTTCCAAGTTCAGATTTGTATCCCCCGGTGTGTTCGTCAATGAAATAGACAACTCACAATTACCAAGATTACCAGAAGATATGGGACCAGTTATCATTGGTCGTTCTCTTCGTGGTCCAATGATGCGTCCAGTACGTATTCAAAGCTTCTCCGATTTCGTAGATGTTTTCGGTGAACCAGTTGCCGGTGGTGTTGGTGGTGACGTTTGGAGAGATGGAAATCGCTTGACACCTACTTACGCTGCTTATGCTGCACAAGCATATTTGAAAAATTCTTCTCCTATCACATTCGTTCGTTTAGGTGGTTTTCAATATCGTGGCGTTTCTGCTACAACAGCAGCAAAAGCAGGTTGGCAAGTGGGCACAACATACGGTTTATTCGTTGCAACTGCCGTTTCAGAAAGTGGCGGTTGGAAAGTCACTGGTAGCGCTCCATTAGCTGCAATGATTTATGCTTCTGGTTCATTAGGCTTAGTTGGTAAGAGCTTAACAGGCTCTGTAGATGACGTATTTAACAAAGAAGCAACTTGGGTACGTGTTGATGGTGCAAATTTAGAATCAAGAATTATTGCTAACGGCGTAACATCAAGTTTCAATTTAAATGAAGATTCTAAAAAATATATTAGAAATATCTTAAATGTAAATCCAACCGCTTACGGCGATAAGAAATATTTCCTTGGTGAATCATTCGCTTCATTTGTTGAAGCAAAAGGTGTTTCTTTAAATTCAACCGGCAGTGCAGCAATCTTGTTAAAACTAGCTGGTTATCAAAATTTTAAGCAAGAAGCAGTAGATGCGGCAACAGGTTATATCGTAGCACAACACTTAGGAGTAACCAGTTCATATACTGCTAATGCTAGCGGTTCTTATCCTGAATTACAACAATTATTTAGATTCGTTGGTTTAACAGAAGGTGAATGGAACAGCCAAAACTTAAAGATTTCAATTGAAGACATCAAAGGCCCAGCAAATGCCTATGTTAAGTACGGTACATTCACCGTATCAGTAAGAAAAGCAGCAGATAATGATGTTCAACCACAATACGTAGAAAGATTTACAGGTTTAAATCTAGACCCTTCTAATGAAAATTATATTGCTAAGAGAATTGGCGATAAATATACAGAATGGGATTATGACAAAGCATCATATATTGAGTATGGCACATATGATAATAATTCTAAATTCATTAGAGTAGAAATGAACACTGACGTAGATGATGCCAAGATTGACCCCAGTTTATTACCATTTGGTTATTATGGTCCAGTAATGTACGCAGACCAAACTTTGTCTGGCTCTGGCACTTCTGGCACAGCGGCATCTGCTCAATTGGCAGGCAACAGCATTACTGGCGCCTATATCTATTCAGCAAGTTTCTTGATGCCACAAATTCCATTATTGGACAGCAAGGCAAACTCTCCAGTATCTTCATTGTCAGCATTATATTGGGGCGTAAAATCAACTGTTGGCGCAACTAAGACCATCAATGCAGATTACCCAGATTTTGTTAGAGCAATACCAGCAACATTTACTGCAACCAAGTATCAATATATGTTCTCACTTGATGACGTAAGTGCATCAGTAAGCAATGGAGCAATAGTAGAAGCTTCAGGAGCTTCATGGACACAGGATAACAGGCGTGCAGGTACATCTGTTACAGCAAATAATACAATTGACGTATTATTAAGTAAGTTTGACCAATTCACAGTACCAATGTACGGTGGATTTGATGGTGTAGATATCACAAAACGTGACCCATTCGCAAATACTGCATTAACTGGCGACCAAAACACAAACTATGCCTATAACAGCGTTAAGGTAGCAATTGAAAGCATTGCAGACCCAGAAGTAGTAGAAATGAACCTTGCTGCAATGCCCGGTATCACAGTTTCTGGTTTGAATGGTCAATTGATTGAAAAATGTGAACTCCGTGGTGATTCATTGGCAATCGTTGATTTAGCAGGCGACTATAATCCAGAAGGCACAACTGCTGTTGCTAAGAAACCAAACGTAGATACAGTAATTAATGAAGCAAAAAATAATTATGCCAACACAAGCTATGGTTGCACATTCTTCCCATGGGTATTGGTAAAAGATACCATCAATAACAATAAGTTATGGGTACCACCATCTGTTGTAGCATTAGGCACCTTCTCTTCTTCACAAAAGAAGACCGAATTATGGTTTGCTCCAGCAGGTTTTAACCGTGGTGGTTTGACAGACGGCGCAGCAGGTTTACCAGTTCTTCAAACAGCATTACGTTTGAATTCCAAAGACCGTGATGCTCTTTATGAAGCGAACATCAACCCAATCGCTACCTTCCCAGCAGAAGGCATTGTAATCTTTGGTCAAAAGACATTACAAGTAACTCCATCAGCACTTGACCGTATCAACGTTCGTCGCTTGATGATTTACTTGAAGAAAGAAATCAGCCGCTTTGCTTCAACAGTATTGTTTGACCCAAACGTAGAAGTAACTTGGAAGCGTTTCTTAAATCAAGCAGAACCATTCCTTGCAAGCGTTCAATCACGTTTCGGTCTTTCTGAATATCGTGTTATCTTGGACAACACAACAACCACACCAGACTTGGTAGATAGAAATATCGTATATGCCAAGATTTTATTGAAGCCAGCCCGTGCAATTGAATTTATCGCACTTGACTTCGTAATTACAAATACTGGTGCAAGTTTCGCTGATTAAAGTAAATAATTAAGTTGCCTACTATATAATGTAGTAGGGAATATGTTTAGGAGAATAAATACATGGCATTTTGGAGCGCAGTAGGTACAGAACCAAAAAGAGCACACAGATGGGTAGTAACCTTTCCAGCAGCAGGTGTAAATTTACAACAAATTTCATATGCTTTAAAAAAGGTTGATAAGCCAAAAGCAAAAGTTGGCGAAATTACACACAAATATTTAAATCATAGTTTTTATTATCCCGGTCGTTTGGAATGGGAAGCAGTAAATATGACTTTTGCCTCTGTTACTCAAGTAGATGCTAATCAATTAGTTAATGATGTATTGTTAGCAGCTGGTTACGGTGTACCACAGAACGCAGGTATCACTCCAGAACAACGTGCTACAATCGGCAAAAATAAATTTGCTGGAGCATTAGGTAGAAAGATTTATATTCAACAAGTAGATGCAGACGGTGAAAAAATTGAAGAATGGGAATTAAACAATCCATTCTTTACCAGTGTTCAATTCGGTGCTTTAGATTATAGCAGCGAAGAAATCGTAGAAATTTCCTGTACAGTACGTTATGATTGGGCAAAATTAAATACTCCAGCATTAACACCCGGAGAACCAGAAATTCCAACTCCACCAGCAGGAAGCCCCGGTATTCCATAGTAGCTTTTATTTAACCTTTTATATACCACCATTATGGCATTTTGGTCAGAACCAAACTTAAGAGAACCATTGCGCCAAAATAGGTGGTATATTATTTTTGGTGATTCTTTAATCCAGCAATACGTTTTTGCTTTAAAAGAATGTTCTAAACCAGAATATAAAATTGAAACAACTTCTCATGTTCTTTTAAACCATACTTTTAATTATCCAAAAAATCTCGTTTGGCAACCAATTACAATTAAGATGGTTTCTGCAAGAGATAAAACAAATAATTTAGCTTCTGTCCTGCAAGCAAGACTAGATACTAATGGATATGTTGTGCCATATTCAACACAAGACCAATCAAAAGAACAAAATCAATTATCAAAAGAGTTAATGTCTAAAAACATGGATTTAAGACTTTGTCAAGTTGATGCAAATGGAGCAAGAATAGAAGAATGGAAATTATATAATCCTATGATTACGAACGTAAATTACGGTTCATTGTCATATGAGAATGATGGGTTTGTAGATATTTCTTTTACAATAACTTATGACTATGCAGAGTGGATGGTTAATGCCGATACCGGTATAAATGCAAATATTAGATATGTTAATAATAATGGTAATATAACTAATTTGAAATTAGAAAATGCTCCAGAAGAACAAGTAAATATTGCAGCAAGGGGACTTTCTAAAGAAAATGAAGAACCAGTAAGAGTAGGAACTCCCGGTTTTCCTTCCAATACAAGTAAATAATAATTTAACATTTTTCTTTTCGTAAGTATAATTAAAACAAGAAAGCGTAGGTAATAAATGCGAAACAATTTAGAACGTCTTGGCGCTGATTTAAACAATCAAGATGTTACTGCACCACAACAACTAGAAGAATCAAACGATGTAAAAGCAGCACCATTAAGCTTCATAGTCCCAACAGAGTTTGTCTCCCTTCCTTCTAAGGGTTTATTCTATCCGCAAAATCATCCATTATATGGTAAGGATAGTATTGAAATTAAGCAGATGACTGCTAAGGAAGAAGATATTCTTTCATCCCGAAATCTATTAAAAAAGGGGGTGGCATTAGATAAGCTTATTCAATCATTGGTTGTTGATAAAAGAATCAATACAGATACTTTAACAATAGAAGACCGTAACGCAATTATTGTTACAGCACGTATATCTGCTTATGGAGCAGATTATTTAACAACGGTTGCTTGTCCATCTTGTGGAGAGAAAAGCAAGCATACTTTTAACTTATTAGAAAAAGTTGACGCTGCCGAACAATTGCAGCCAGTATCAGTAGATGAAAATGGCTTATTTACCGTAACCCTTCCAGCAACTAAATGGAACGTAAAATGTCGTGCATTAAATGGTTATGATGAAAAAGCCATTATGCGCCTTACGGAAGCAAAAAAGAATTCTTCAGAAGGCGATTCGCTTTTGTTAGAACAACTTAAAATGACTGTCATTTCTATCAATAATGTTAACGATAAAACTATGATTTCAGATGCGTTGAATGCTCTTCCAGCAAGAGATGCTAAATATTTACGTTCTACCTATCAGAACACCATTAAAGGTGTAGATATGCGTCATACTTTTAACTGTAAGTCTTGCGATACTCAAACCGAGTTGGAGGTGCCACTGTCCGCAGACTTTTTTTGGTTTAAGTAGTGATTATCAGCAAAGTATCTACGAAACTTTTTTCTATCTTAAATACTATGGCGGATTCTCGCTTTTTGAGAGTTATAATCTGCCAATAGGTTTAAGAAAATGGTTTGTAGAAAAACTGCTAGACCAATTAAAGCAGGAAAGTGATGCATATAAGAAGAAGTAATTCTTGAGCGAGAATAATGTTTCTCGCTCATTTTTTTTTGTATACTATTTATTGTGTAAATCCTTGTTTTGAGAGATAAAATATTATGGCTACAGAGACAGAAAGAGAATTGGAGATTGTTCAAGAGATTGCCGCTCTTAAAGAAAAAATAAAAAATCTTAATGCTCAAGAAGCTGAACTTGCTGCTGTTGAATATAAAAATTTATTAGATAAATTAGATTTAGAACAAAAAAGAACACGCCAATTAGAAAATAACTTAAAAACCATTTCTCAAGAAATAGAAGAATTAGAAGAATTATCTAGTTTAGCTAAAGACTCAAATGAGAAATCAAGAATAGAATTTGAAATTGCTAAAAAAAATGTTGAGCTTACTAAGCAGCGTCTTGAACTAACAAAAGCTACAAATTCAATTAATAGAGAAGTAATTGAAAAAGAAGAAGAGGCATTAGAAGAAGCAAAAGAAAAAGTAAAAAAAATAATTCAACAAAATGAAAATTTAAAAAAACAAAATGAATTATTAAAAGAACAAGAACAATCTAAAGAAAAAATTCTATCTTTTGTTAATAAAATAACAGGTGGATACAGCGAACAAATTCGTTCTTTGTTTACCATGGATGGTATTTTATCTTCTATTAGTAATATGGTAAAAGAAGTAGTTACTGCCAATGAAAACTTTGCAAAAACAACTGGTAAAGTTAGCACGTTAACTGCCGATTTTGGTAAAGGTTTTGAATCATATGGTGTTGGTTATAAGGAAATGAGTGAATCTTTTGGTACACTTTATACCAACATGGCTTCTTTTTCCAATCTCAGTAAACAAACACAAAAAGATTTATCTGCTAATGCTGCTAGAATGGCTAATCTAGGCGTTGATACCGCCACTACTGCACAAAACTTTAACATATTAACAAAATCGTTAGGCGTTAATGCTAACGAAGTTGCATCAATAAATAATAAGTTAGCTGCTTCTGCTATAGGTGCAGGAATAGCGCCAGCAAAGATGTTAAAAGAATTCGGTTCTGCTATGCCACAATTAGCAGCATATGGCAAGCAAGCGGTAAATGTATTTATTGATTTACAAAAGCAAGCTAAATCTCTTGGCATGGAGATGGGTACTTTGATGGGTATCGTTGGTGATGGATTTGATACTTTTGAAGGTGCAGCAGAAAAAGCAGGTAAGTTAAACGCGATATTAGGTGGAGATTATCTCAATTCAGTAGAAATGTTGAATGCTACAGAAAGCGAACGAGTAGAGATGTTGAAGCGTTCGTTTGAACAATCGGGAAAAAATTTTGATTCATTAGACAAGTTTGAAAAGAAAGCAATAGCCGCTTCATTAGGCATTAAAGACATGAATGAAGCTGGTAAATTGTTTGGTAACACTTCTGCAGAAATGCGTGCAGAAATGCAAAAACAAGCAGCTAGTCAAACAGAGTTAGAAAAATCACAAAAAGCTGCAGCTGACACAAATAGACAGTTAATGCTAGCAATGAATGAATTATTAACAATTGCAAAGCCGGTTGCGGAAATTATAAAAACAATAGTTACCAAAATGGCTGAATATCCTACTGCAACCATAATAGTAACTTCTTTTGTGGCCGCCTTAGTTGGATTAGGAAAAATTATACCTATACTTTCTAGTTTAAAAATTTTGTTAGGTGGATTCGGTAAAACAGCTGTTGTAGCTGGAGGGGAAGTAGCAGCTGGAGCTGGAGAGGCAAGTGGTGGTGTAACTATGCTAGGAACCGCAGCAACTATGTCTGCAGGACAAATATTAGCCCTTGGTGCCGCTATTGCCTTGGTTGGAGTTGGCATTGGAGCAGCGGCATATGGCGTTTCATTCTTGGTGGAATCATTCTCTAAATTGAGCGGTGAGCAAATTTTTGGTGCCGTAGCGGCAATAGGTGCTTTATCATTAGCAATGTATGGTATAACAGTTGCATTAGCTGGTGTAGCAACAGCTGCAGCTGCTGCAGGAACTGCAGCATTAGTTGGTGCTCCCGGCTTATTAGCACTTGGTGCCGCTATAGCATTGGTTGGAGCAGGAATTGGTGGTGCTGCCTATGGAATGTCGCTTCTTGTAAAATCCATAGGTGAGTTAGTAGATAAGGCTTCTAATATTGATAATTTATTGGCCATATCAGGTGCAATATATGATATTTCAAAAGCAATATTGCTAATGCCAGATAGTAAAGAATTTAATGCTAAGGTAACAACATTAAAAACTGTTGCCGAAACGGTTAGTATTGCTGCCGATAAAGCGCCATCACTAGCGCCAGCAACGCAATTCGTTACTGCCGCTAAAGATTACTATATTGCTCAAAAAGACTCCAAGGCGTTTGACCAAGATGCGTTAGTCGCTGCAATAAGGGGTATAGTGCCAACTGGCGGTACAACTACAGGTGGTTTAGCGGCGGGAACCCAAGTGGTAATTAAAATAGAAAATGGTAAAGATTTAATTGGTATGGTCATGGGTCGTCAAGCAGGCACTTTTAATCCAGTGTAAGGATAAAATATTATTATGGTACAAGGCTTAGACACATTATTAAAAAATGCAAATAAAGTATATAAAATACAGATATATTCTTTTTCAAATGGTGTATTTTCTGCAGCTTCAAACACAATAGAATTTCCTGCGTTCATAACTGATTTTACTGATTCTTTTAAATCTGATTGGAAAAAGGAATCAGTCTATGGAAGAATGGACCCAATATCTATTTTTAAAAGCACAACTAGAAATATAAACATATCTTTTGATATCCCAAATGAATCCGTTCAAGTGGCAAAAGATAATATGAGAAATATAGATTTTCTTATAAGAGGCTTATATCCAGTTTATACAAATGGCGCTTTGGGAACAAGAGTTATTTCTTCTCCTCCGATGTTTAGAGTAAAATTTGCTAATTTGATTTCTAATGTTACGGCAACAGCTGATGATGTAACTTTAAGAACTGGTTTGTTATGCTATATCCCAAGTTTTGATTTTAAACCAAAGGTTGATAGCGGATTTTTTATTGAAGGTGCAACAATATTACCAAAATTAGTTTCTGCAACTTTGAATTTAGAAATCGTTCATGAACATTCACTTGGAAATCAAATAGATTCATCTGGCAAGCTTGTACCAAGAGTGAATATTGTTAGTGGCTGCTATCCTCATAACATCCCTGATAATCCACCACCAGCGCCGCCACAGCCAACGACTTCTACCACTACCCAACCTACGAATTCTACACAACAGGCTCAACAGGGAGCAGCTGATAATTTCTTACAAGGTTCTCCATCTGGCGGAACGCCAGTTTTTTAATTAATTTATGATAAACAGATATAAAAATAGAAAAGTTTATAAAAATGATTTAGAAGCTTACAAAGAGGTTTTTAGAAATAGAAACGTCAAGTTTGTAAATCAATTCTCAACACCAAAATTTGAATTTCCAACAGCAGAAGAAATGGCAAATTTAAACATCGTTAAGCATGTTTGGAAAGAGGGAGATAGATATTATAAATTAGCAGAAAAATATTATGGCGATTCCCGTGATTGGTGGATTATCGCTAAATTTAATCAATTACCTACTGAAAGTCACATACAGGTTGGTGATATAATAAACATTCCGTTACCTTTGAATCTTATATTACAATATATGGTAGGTTAAAAATATGGCTTTGACACCAGAACAAATTACGCAAATTAATAACACGCTTTTAACAAAATTAAATGGTGGCGAGTTTTTAAAAGATTTAAATAATCTTGAAAAAGTAGTTCAAATTAGAAATGCTTGGCTTGGACAAGCGGGAGGAGAATATACATATGCCATAGTTCCTGACAATATGATAGATTCTCTAACTCCGGAACGAAAAGCATTTTACGACGAGGCCGTTAAAAATGCAAATATAATTGTTGATAGATATATAACAAGTATGATAGCGGCAGGTCGTCAAAAAGAAATAACCAAGGCAACAGATGAAACCACTTTTAATAGCATTGTAGATAGTGTTGCAAATAGTGTTTCAGATAACGCCCTCGCTGCTGCACAAACTATTGATACAATGGTATTTAGTGGTTTATTGGGATTAAACAAAAAACCAGAAAAAACCCCAGAACAAAAAGCACAACAAGCAAAAGAAAATCGTCTTAGTGAACAAGCAGCATTAATGCTCTCTATTGATACTATTTTACAAAGTATAGTTCAAGGTGGCACAACAAATGTATCTTCAGAACAAAATCAAGTAACACAACTAAATAGGATATATAAGAACTTTGCCATTATTCGTTATGAAGATGATAGGCAAAACCCAACTGGCCATTTCTTTTTAACTAATAAATTTACAAAAACAAAAGGGGTAGATAAATTATTTGAACAATTACCTCCGCAGCTTATATCTTTGTTAGTCCCCTCAATTAAACTATATAAAACGTTTTATCCTGTTCCTCCTGCCTCTTTTGCGTATGCTCCAACAAATAATGTTAAAGGTTATGATTGGAGAATACCTTTTGACGATGTACCGGTTAGTTATAAAGACGAAACAAGTGAATTTGTTGCACAAGACATAAACAAGATATTAGATGGTCACGGTTCCTTTCATGGCGTTGGTATCAAATCTTTTTCTTATCACTACAAAGGTGTAAATCCAGCAGAAATAAATACTAATATTGAAGCCACATTAGATTTATTTTTTCAAAATCCAGAAGAATTAGTTAAAGAAATAGATATTAATTTCAAAGACCCAAGATTTAAAACACAACCATCATCTAATAATGGTTTTGATAATGTTAAATTTTCATATCTTGATTTAATTAACGGCTCTTCAAGAACAATTAATGATGTATATGGACCAAGATTTAATAATGAATATTACAAAATAAAAATTGAGTGTGGATATACAGATATTAATATTGAAATGTTCAAAGAATTATTAAGAAATAGTTCTAAAAGCGATTATTCTAAATTTAATGAAAAAGAAATAGAAGACATAATAAATGCAATAAATGGCTCTAAAGTTAAATTTAATTTAACTCCCTATAATTATGATATTAATTTTAATAAAGATGGTACCATAAATTTAAAAATTAATTTTGCTGCTTCTATAGATACCTTGCTTGCTTCACCAGAAGCAGATTTATTTTCTATAACTAAAGATACAAAAACTCTTAATAAATTTGTTAAAAAATTTAATGATTTTTTGGATTTAAAACAGCAAAACAAGATTAATGAAAATAACGAACAGGCATCTTGTAAAAGCGTTGATGAGCTAAAAAAAGATTTACAAGAATTTAAACAAACATATGGTACTGAATTTGCTTATTTAAAAGAAGAAGATTTAGAAAAACAACTGAATCTAGCTAGAAAATATGTTTATAATGGTTTATTTAATTACTTGGTTGGAAAAGAAATATTAGAAGGCGATAACTCTCAATCAATAAAACCAAAAATATATGTTGCTCTATTTAAGCCGGGTATTTTAGGCGTTAAAAATAGCGATAATCAAAATAGTACCGAAAAAAGAATTTTAGCTTTAAAAGATGGTCAACAGCTTTTGGGTGTTGAACCGCTTTTTGATGATAAACAAATTTCTACTCTTGTTCAAGAGTCCAGCGAAGAACAAACAACCAGCTCTAGCTCTCAACCACAAGAATTGGCTGATGTAGCTTTACAAACATTAGATGAAAGAATAAGTGTAAGATTTCCTGACCCAAACACGGAATTTTATAAAGTTAAATTTATTTTGCTAGGTGATATTTTAGATGTAGCATTGGAATGTTTGAATAACATCTCTCCTGCTAGCGATTGTCCAAGAATTATTTTTGGTGGTATACCAATGGCAATACCTACAGAAATAGTTGAAAGCTTTGGTTCTAATGTTGTAGCCAAGCTACAAGAAATACATCCTAATTTAGCTGACATTCCAATTTCTTTTGATATGTTTCAAGAATTTATGATTGAACATATTGTTAGACCTAAAAAAGAACGCTACCCGATTATACAATTTATTAAAGATATAATTTCTGATTTAATTATACCCGCAATTTCTCCTGTCGTATTCGGGCAATCGTCTGCTATTAATGCTTCAATTAGATTTTCGTCTGCTTACTTTACTCTTGATGCGCCGAATGGCAAAGATTTAATATTTAGAAAACTAGAAAAGGATAAAAAAGCATATCCTAAAGAAATAACAGATAGAACATATCCTGCAATTATTAATGATAGCACTCTACAAGATATTAAAAAATATTTTGATGAAGGCGGCCATAAAGTAAATCCTACTAAGTCTACAAGTGTTACATCTAATGAGAAAAATGTTTCCGAAGATATAAATTATATGTTTATAACTTGTACAAGTAGATTTCCAAATATTTATAAAGGTAACGAAGTAGACGACAAAAGTAAAGGTGTCATGCACATTAGAATGGGTACTGATAGTGGAATAGTAAAAGAAATTAATTTCAGTAAGAGTCCAACGCCATATTTGAGAGAAATGGTTGCTCGTAGAGAGGGTAACGGAAAAGGCACTTCAATAAAACAGGTATATAATGCGACAGTTGAAATGTTTGGTAATAACATATTTCGTCCCGGCGATTATATATACATTCATCCGCTATTTACATTTGGCTCTACTGGTAAAGCTTTAGACCTAGAACAATCATTAGGTGTTGGTGGTTATTATTTGGTTATTGATGTAAAAACTGATATAAGCGACTTGTCCTTTAAAACTTCATTAAAATGTTCTTTCCAAGCGCACGTTGAAAAAGAATCAAAAGAAAATGTTAAAGTTAAGGTTGTAGGTATAAATGAAACGTGTGCTACTAAATAATTTATGACTATTCCACAAAATGTACAAATTAACAAACCATTAGGTAAAAATTCTATTTCTTCTTTATATGTATTATTTGAAGATAGAAGTTATTATCATGATTTTATCATCCCAGCTATAATTCAAAATTTTGGTTTTGTACCATTTGGAGACTTAACTAAAAATAATTCTCTATATGGATTAGTGGATGAACAACTAAATGTTATTACTCCAGACAGTTCTTTTTTAAAACTAATTCCATCAGCTGACAATAAAGATAAATTGGTAATGGATTTTGTTGCTGATGCATTTATAGAAATGAACAATTATTTGGCCTCTGCCGTTGTCATCGGTAAATTGTCAAAAAATAGTCCATATTTCAATTTAAAATCACATAGAAGTTATATAAATCCTGCAACAGTAGTTAATGAATCACAAATAAGAATATTGAGCAAGTTTAATACTTATGCAAATTCTAATAAATCTCTATATTCATCTATAATTGATGAAGAATCGTTTAATAAAAAATATATTGATTATATTAAAAATCAAATAAAAAATAATTTTGTAATAACAAAAAGTGGTATTGTATTATCTACTAATTTCTTTAATTTCGTCAGTGGTTTAGTAATAGATATAGCTAAAGATAAAGCAGACAACGATACTATAAAATATGACAAATATTTAAATGTTAATGATTTTGATTGCTTCCGAGATGCGTGCAAAAGATTTGGATTTAAGATAGATGTTAATGTTCCGTGGAGAATATACGCAGATTTAAATTCTCCTGCTATGAAAGAAAAATCTGGAAATCATATAGGCTATATGCAGAGATATAATTTGGGCGGTATAACAGATTTATTTTCAAAAAGATATTTAGTCGCCTATGCAGAAGAAATAGAACATTTAAAAAACTATTTTTATAATTCTTATTCAGACTTTATGAAAAATAATTTATATTATGAATTAGATTATAATAAGCTACAATCTTGTGATTTTAGAAAGAGTGTTGTAAGAAAAAGAGATTTAATTACAAGAGAACAATATTATCAAAAATTTCCTGATACGTACTGGTTACGTCTTTATACCTATTTTAGAAATTATGAAACAAAAAGAGGATTAACTCAGCAACAATTTGAAAACGTAGTACGTGAAGCCAATAATTATGTTAAAGCAGGAAGAAATTTTCCTGCTCTAACTTATGTAAACGATTATTTTAAACAATTTAAAGATGTTCAATATCTTTCTTCTTTACAGGCGAACAATAAAGTAGTAGAACAGAGAGTGCAAAGTGCTTTTGTGTCTGATTTAATTTTCTAGAGGAAATCTTGATTTTTCAAACTCTTGATGATAAAAATGAATGCGTTGGTTTTTTTGTTGACCAAAAATTAAATTTCCATCAATCAATTCCCGATAACTTATCTAAAACTTGGTCTTATTCCGGCTTTTTAAAGGGCAAGAATATTGACTATGCACAACTTTATTGTGATGGTAAAACGCTTGATGAAGTGTGCCCCGAGCATTTGAAGGAGGATTGGCAAAATATCAATAAAAAATTAAAGAGTATTATTTCTTCTTGCATTGAATCAAAAGTGTCATTAAGAGAAAATTGTTTTTTTGATTTGACTCCGCAACGTTTTCTGGTTGAGTATTGTCATTTGCGAAATCAAATTAGTGAACATGTTTTTAATGCTTTTCCTAAGCCAAGTGAATATGATTTCTATAAGCGGTTTAATGAATTGCTGCACGATATTAAATGCAGAGATATGAATATTAATTTAGAGAATATTCAGAACAAACTATGGAAAGAAAATGCCATGGCGTTCTACAAAAAGATTGCAAATGGCAATAATCATATTTCATACAATATGTTTGGTTCTATCACAGGTCGCCTGACGGTTAATAAAAACAGCTTTCCTATTTTGACATTTCCAAAACAGTTTCGTAGCATTCTTCAGCCGCAAAATGATTGGTTTATTGTATTTGATATGAATGCCGCCGAACTACGCACCGCTTTGGCTTTAAATGGGCGAGCGCAACCCGAAGGCGACTTACATGGTTGGAGTGCCGAAAACGTTTTTAAAGGGCAGCTAGACCGCTCTAAAGCGAAAGAAACGGCAACTGCTTGGTTGTACAACTCACATTCTCCGCTTTCTGTACAGTATGATAAGGAATTAGCGCAGCTTTATGATAAGCAAGCATTATTAAAGAAGTATTGGATTGATGGTTATGTTGAAACGCCATATGGTCGTAAAATGCAAGCTGACGAACATCATGCAATATCATATTTAAATCAGTCTACGTTTATTGACATGTTTCATCGTCAAATTATTAAAGTGGATGATTATTTAAAAGATAAGAAAAGTTTTGTATCTTTCATGATTCATGATGAATTTGTTTTGGATGTAACAGATGATGAAAAAAATGATATAGTCCAGATAATTAAGATACTGCAAAGCACGCCATATGGTACATTTCCTGTTAATGTAAAGGCAGGAAAAAACTATGGTGAATTAAAGAAGTTAAATTTAAAGGTAGAGTAATGCAAACAGTTATTTGTCTTGGCCCAAAAGCTTGTGATATTGGAGAGCTATTTGAAAAAGATAGTGATTTTCAAGTTAAGCTTATTGATAAAGAAATTGAAGGCGATAATTGCCTTGGGTTAGAAAAGCAAAAAACTCCAGAAGATTATGAAAAAAGCGTTCCAGATATGAGTGGTTTTTTCAAAGACGCTCATGACGAAATACTATTTATTACAACAGGTGAATGCGATGTATTAAGCTGTTCTTTGAAAATTTTACAACAAATAAAAGATAAAAATATCACTATTATTTATTTAAGGCCAAATGCCGATTTTCTTGGAAGACAAGGTACATTACAAGATAAAATGGCATTTAACATATTTCAGGAATATACTCGTTCTGGATTATTTAAAAAATTATTTATTATCAATGAAGAAAATATTGAACAGCACCTTTTAAATGAAATGCCCATAACAGAAATTTATGAAGCATACTTAAAGATGATACATAATTTTGTTTTGAATTTAAATTTTATAGAAAGTGAACCATTAATTAATCATTTTTCTCCACCAAAAGATATCAGCAGAATATGCACATTTGCTTTTTATGATTTGCATACTAACAGTGAAGTCTCAATGTATAATTTTAATTTAATAGATGATAAAGTTTATCATTTTTTTCTTACAGAAGACACGCTGAAAACAAATACAAAAATAATGAGAGAAATAAAAGATAAATTAAAAAATAAAGTACTTGACGGCATGAAGGTTTCATATACAATCTATAGTACATCAGGAGATACGGATTATTGCTTTGTTGTTTATTATAGTAAGGCAATTCAACCATAGGTGATAAATGAAAAGCTACCACGCTACATACGTAAAAAAGAATGGCGATATAAGAAATATGCATTTTGCTAAATTAAAAGACTTGCCAAGTGCATTTGTAAATGATAAGATTAGAGGCGGTAATCAACAACATAATTTAGATGAAGGCATGGAACTTGTTTGGGACATGCAAAATAAAGGATTCCGTATTATTAATTGGAATACGGTTGAAGGTGCAGTAAAAGAAGAAGAAGTAGAGTTTGTACTTTAACTGTAGCACAGACCGTGGTACAGTTCATAACAGTTAGCGGGAGATTTACCGACTAACAAGGAGAAAAACACATGGGTATTGACGTAAAGAAAATGAAAGCAAAGCTTCAAGCACTACAAAACAAGGGCGGTTCTGGCAGCAAGACTCTTTTCTGGAGTCCAAAGGAAGGTCAAAATTATTCACTCCGTATTGTTCCTACACCAGACGGTGACCCTTTCAAGGAATACTGGTTCCATTATGAGCTAGGCACACAAGGCGGATTCCTCTGTCCAAAGAAGAACTTTGGTGACCAATGCGCTGCTTGTGATTTTGCAAGCAAGCTTTACAAGGAAAAGGATGAAGAGTCCACAAAGATGGCTAAGAAATTTCTTCCACGTCAACGTTTCTTTTCACCGGTACTTGTACGTGGTGAAGAAAAGGAAGGCTTGAAGGTTTGGGGTTATGGTAAGAATGCTTACCAAGACCTTATCAATCTTGTTCTCAATCCAGATTACGGCGATATCACCGACCCAGAAGCTGGAACAGACCTTTCTATTCATTCAGCAAAGGCACCCGGCCAAAGCTTCCCAATGACAAAGATTGTTGCTGCTCGTAAGACCAGCAAGCTTTGCCAAGGTACTGATGTAGAGTGCAAGGAATTACTTGAGACACTTCCTGATTTTGACAAGCTTCACACTCGCAAGACTTCACAAGAAGTATCAACTATTCTTGACGAGTATCTTGCCAGTGCCGATAACGATGCCGATGCAGAAGCTTCTTCAAGTGAAACAAAGAAGTTCGCAGCTGCTACGCCTGTAAAGAGCAAGAGTGCCGTTGATTCTGCATTTGAAGAATTAATGAGTAATTAATCTTTTCTTCAAAAGCTAAGTCAACAAGGCTTAACATTGTAGAATAGGTATAGTATAAAGAAGGGAACAGGGTAAAACTTGTTCCCTTCTTGTCTTTCTAGGAGATAATAATGTCAATGGCTAAAAACAAAAATAAAGAATCAGCAGGAAAAGTATCTATTGGACAATTGCGTGATTTGCTAAATAAGAAAAGCGGTCGTGAAGTTGCATATGATTTGCAAGATGAGAATCCAACCGAAGTAACAGATTGGATTCCAACTGGCTCACGTTGGCTTGATTCAATTATTTGTCGTGGAAAGCTTGCGGGAATTCCAGTAGGCAAGATTAGCGAATTAGCTGGTCTTGAAGGTAGCGGTAAATCCTATATGGCTGCACAGATTGCCGCTAATGCACAAAAGATGGGAATTGATGTTATCTATTTTGATTCCGAAAGTGCTATTGACCCTGAATTCATGAAGAAAGCGGGGTGTGATATGTCACGTATTCTTTATGTTCAAGCCGAGAACGTAGAATATGTTTTGGAAAGCATTGAAGACCTCCTAAAGAACAATCAAAATCGTATGTTATTTATTTGGGATTCTATGGCATTAACTCCAAGCAAGACAGACTTAGAAGGTGATTTTGACCCACAATCTTCTATGGCCGTTAAGCCACGTATTCTTGCTAAGGGTTTGTCAAAACTTATTCAACCAATTGCAAATAGTCAAAGCACGCTTCTTGTTTTAAACCAATTAAAGACAAACCTACAGGTTCAGAATATCAAGTATGCAACTGATAGTGAAAGATATACAACGCCAGGAGGTAAGGCTTTATCTTATGCCTATAGCCTCCGTATTTGGCTTACAGGAAGAAAGGCAAAAGATAGTTATGTTCTTGATGAACGCGGATATAAGGTTGGCAGCGAAGTTAAGGCAAGACTTGAAAAATCTCGCTTTGGCACAGCAGGAAGAGAATGCCTTTTCAAAATCATGTGGGGAGGAGCAATCGGTGTTCTTGATAATGAAAGCATCTTTGAGGCAATTAAACCTTTCATTAAACAAACTGGTGCTTGGTATGAGATGGAAGTTGACGGACAAGCTAAGAAATTCCAGCAATCTTCATGGGAAGAATTAATGAAAGAAGAAGGTTTCAAAAAAGCCGTTCTTGATATTATGGATAAAGAAGTTGTAGTTAAATTTGATACCCGTGAAGGGGATGCAAAGAATTTTTATAATATAGAGGGCGAAGAACCACAATCAGAAGAATTAAATTAATAAAATAGTTGTTGCAGATAGAGCCGCACCAGTGTATTATGAACTGGTGCGGTTTTCTATTTGGAGGATATATGGCTCTAGGATTATGTTGTCAGTATTTGCAAGAAAACAAAAAGCGTAATGGAACTGTATATACAGAAAATATTATAGATGAAAAAAGTTTACAGCTAGGTGCTTATAAGGCTGGTAAATACAGCGAACAACGTATCGTTGATACATATCATAATAACGTTGATGAACATATTCGTTTCTTTCCAAAGCTTATTGAAAACAACATCAAATCATTTCGTATTTCTAGTTCCTTGTTCCCTCTATATGAGTTTGCAGGAGAACTCGCAAGGAATGACCAAAAACTTATTAATAAACTTGCCTATCTAGGTGGTTTATTTTTCAAGCATGGCATTCGTGTAACTACGCATCCCGGTCAATTTACAATCATTAATAGCAATACTGATAGAATTATTCACAATAGCATTCGTGAATTGGCATATCATGCATGGATATTTGATACAATGGGTTTTGACCAAACGCCTTATTATGCAATCAACATTCATGGTGGTAAGCGTGGCAATATGGAAAAACTTATTGAAGTAACACAAACGTTACCATCAAATATTAAGAACCGTCTTACATTTGAGAATGATGAAAGGTGTTTCAATGTCAAACAGTTACTTGAAGTATATGAAAAGACAGGTGTTCCTGTTGTTCTTGATAGTCATCACCATTCTTTTGGAGCTAATGATTTGTCTTTCATAGATGCATTTTATGAAACTCTTAAGACATGGCGCAAGATAAAGCCTTTACAACATCTTTCTAATACTGAACCAAGCAAAATGAACGGCTCTTTTAGTGACCGCCGAAGTCACTCTAACTATATTCATTATGTTCCCGATATTCAACTTGCAGCAATTAAAGATAATTTGATTGACGTTGACATTGAGGCTAAAATGAAAAATCTTGCTCTAATTAAAATGAGACAAGATTATGGCATCCAAGCGTAAAGGTAATTTTAAGCCAAAGATTGGTCAATTGGTGGCATGGCCCATGGTGTATACTTTTACAGGAGAGCCTATAGAATATTTGGGCATAATAACTCACATATTTCCTGATGGTTTAGTAGAGGTATCATTTCTTAAAAATAATTGGATTATTACTCTTCAACTAAAACATTTAAAATTATTAAATGATGTTGAAAAGGGACATTAGTGTGGTACTATGTATTTGTAGTTCCACCCAAGGAGAGAAATATGGATACCGATGCGACGACGAGCTATGTGAAGAAGCATAATAATATTGAGGATATTCATATTCCACGAAAGGATGCTTCTAAAAAAGTTCGGAGGTATCTTCCAGCTGGCTAAAAAGCTTGCAGGTAATTCTACTTATGGTAATTTTAGACATGGTGCGGTTCTTGTTCGCGGTGGTGCCATTATTGGCTTGGGCATCAATTCAGAGCGGTATTGTTCAGTTGGAAAAAATCACCGTCCAGAAGAAAAAGGAAACGCAACGTACCACGCCGAAATCAAGGCGCTCATAAATATTCCTCGTCATGTTACAAAAGGTGCAGTTATGTATGTGGCACGTTGTTCTAAAAACAACAACGAAGACCGTATGAGTAAGCCTTGCAATATGTGTCACGCCGTAATGGAAGAGCGTGGTATTCGTAAGGTTTATTATACTATTGATAATGAGGTTGTTGGTACTTATAAATTTTAAAGGATTATAATATGATTATTTATCTACTTATTGGTTTTAATATCATCACTGCTCTTTTTGCGCTAGAAATGTTCTTGCAAAATCGTGCTTTACGTTCAGGCTTGGTAGAAGAATTTAAAAAAGAAATGTTAAATAAGGAAAATTAGTGATGAATGATAATTTAAATGTGATGAAGTATATTTCTAATCTTGAAAGTGAAAATGACTTTCTTAAAACACAAATAAAAGCCATGATAGATGATTTATCTAATCTACGTAAAGAAGTACAAAATCTTAGATTAGAATTGTTAACTATTCATGGGCAATGTCTAGAAGAACATCATTGGAAAGGAAATTGTCCAAATGAACGACTCTACTAAGAAACGTATATTAGTTATTGACGGTAATAATCTTTATATCCGCAATTATGTTATGAATCCAGCCGTGTCTACCAAAGGCGACCCAATAGGCGGTATATTTGGCACGATTAAAAGCTTACAAAAGTTATGCCGTGAGATTAAGCCTAACCGTATTGTTATTGCATGGGATGGTAAAGGCGGCTCTTCAAAACGCAGAGCGGTAAACAAGAATTATAAAGAGGGACGTAAGCCATTTCGTTTAAACCGAAACATTCGTAACTTAAATGAAAATGAAGAACTAGAAAACAAAATCTGGCAAATGACCAGAGTAGTAGAATATTTAAATAACTTTCCTATTATTCAGCTACTACTAGATGCAGTAGAGGCTGATGATATTATTTCTGCTATTTGCCAGCATCCACAATTAACAGATTATAATAAAGTAATTGTATCTAACGATAAGGATTTTATTCAGCTTTGCAAACATGATACTATTCTCTATAGACCCGTTCAGGATGAAATTTTGAACAGTAAACGGGTTGTAGAAGAATATGGTATTCACCCTACTAATTTTTGCTTGGCAAGAGCCATTTCTGGCGATACAAGCGATAATTTGGTCGGGGTTGGTGGTGCAGGTTTGCCAACAATTGCTAAAAGATTTCCGCAATTAAGGGAAGATAAATCCTATCGTATTGACGATATTGTTGATGTATGCAAAAGCACAGAAAGCAAAATCAAACTATTCTCTAATATCGTAGAACACGAAGATTTAATTCGGGAAAACTATAAAATAATGCAACTTGCTATTCCTAATATGTCTATTCAGGATATGCAAAAAATTAATTATGCATTAGAAAATAGCGAATGTACCTTTAACAAAACTGAATTGGTAACTATGATGTTAAAGGACGGTTTTGGTGAAAGCAATTTTGAAGAGCTATATGCACACATGAATAAGATTGTTGTTGAAAACTGCTAATTTCTTGTGGTACTGTAATCAAACTTTGGAGGAACAATGTCGTTTATCAACGAAAAAGCAAGCTTTGAGCGTTTCGGTACAAAATTTCAAGAAAACTTTGTCCAATTAATCTTGGATGATAGAGTTTTTGCGGACCAAATCGGAGAAGTGTTAGATACTAGTTTTCTAGAGTTAAAATATCTACGTGTGTTCGTAGATAAGATATTTGATTATCGCAAGAAATATGGCACGCATCCATCACGGGATACAATTACAACCATTCTACGTACAGATATTGATAAAGAAAACGAACTTTTGCAAAAGCAGGTTCGTGAATATTTTGCTCGCGTTACGTCTAATGATTTTAGTATTGATGGTGAACAACACATTAAAGACCAATCTCTTGATTTTTGTAAGAAACAAAAGCTTAAAGAGGCAATGATTAAAAGCGTTGGACTTATCCAGAATTCTTCATATGATGAAATCTCTAAAATCATTAATGATGCTCTTAAGTTGGGAACGGATAATAATCATGGCTATGATTTTATTCTTGACTTTGAAAAGCGCTTTGAATTGAAAGCACGCAATCCAGTATCAACTGGTTGGGAGCTTATTGATAACATTTCCAAGGGTGGTCTTGGTCGTGGTGAATTAGGCGTTGTAATCGCTCCTACGGGTGCTGGTAAAAGCATGGCACTTGTTCACCTTGGAGCTATGGCATTGCAAGCAGGATTGAATGTGGTGCATTATACGCTTGAATTACAGGATAAGGTTGTAGCATTACGTTATGATTCCTGTATTACTGGTATTTCCCTAACTGACGTTAAGGAACAAAAGGATATTGTTTGGAATGGAGTAAAAGATGTTAAGGGTAAGCTTATTATCAAAGAATATCCAACCAAGTCTGCTTCTACCAATACAATCAAGAATCATCTTGAAAAGTTAAAGCGTAAGGATTTTCGTATTGATATGGTCATTGTGGATTACGGTGACCTAATTAGACCGGTTAGCGCACAAAAGGAGAAACGTATTGAGCTTGAGAGCATCTATGAGGAATTGCGTGGATTAGCACAGGTATATCAATGTTCCCTATGGACTGCATCACAAACAAATCGTTCTGGACTAAATGCGGAAGTAATTACGATGGAAAGTATTAGCGAAGCCTTCAACAAATGTTTCGTTGCGGATTTCATTTTTACTATTTCTAGAACTATCAAAGATAAGAATATGAATGAAGGTAGACTATTTGTAGCTAAAAATCGCAATGGACCAGATGGACTAGTATTCCCAATCTTTATGGATACAAGCAATGTAAAGATTAAGGTTCTTTCTCAAAGCACTGAAAGCGCTACAGAGATAATTGAGAAGGCAACAAAGAAACAAGAAGAGAACCTCAAACAGAAGTACAAAAATTATAAAAAGGAAAAGAAAGGATAAATAATATGAAAAAAGTTATAATGTTTTCAGCAAGTTGGTGCCGTCCCTGTCAAGCAACAAAGCCAACGTTTAACGCTTTAAAAGAAGAATTGAAAGATGTTAGTATGGAAGTGGTAGATGTTAATGAGCAAGAAACATTAGCACAAGAATATGATATTCGTGCTGTTCCAACTTTCGTACTATTTAATGGCGAGGATGAAGTTGCTCGTATGAGCGGTGGAGCATCGGCTGATAAATTAAAAGCATTTATAAATCAATAAAGGAAATAACAAAATGTCAAACTGGTCCAACCTTGCAAAAGTAGTATATAAGCGTACATATGCTCGTAAAGATTCTGGTCAATTAGAAAATTGGGCAGATACTGTTGAACGTGTAATTGCCGGTAATGTTCAAGGTCATAATGTTTCAACAGAAGAGATTGAGCGTTTGCGCTATTATTTGATGAATCGCAAGGCGGGTCCAGCTGGACGTGGTTGGTGGTATAGTGGCGCACCAAGTCATAAAAAGCTTGGTGGAGTTGCACTTAATAATTGCTGGTTCGTAGCTAGTGATGAATGGAATAACTTTGTATTAGCACAAGATTTGCTAATGCTTGGTGGCGGTGTAGGTATGAGCGTTGAACACCGCTTTGTTTCAAAATTGCCAAGATTGAAGAAAGATGTAAATATTGTTAGCCGTGAAACAAAAGACGCAGACTTTATCGTTCCAGATTCCCGTGAAGGTTGGAATGAATTAACTCGCAGAGTATTAGAAGCTTATTTTGTAACCGGTAAATCTTTCTCTTATTCTACTGTTTGTATCCGCCCAGCGGGTGAGCCAATTAATGGCTTTGGTGGTGTTTCTAGTGGTCCAAAGCCATTAGTTACATATGTAGAGAAATTAGTTGCGCTCTTAAAGTCAAGAGAAGGCAAACATCTACGTCCAGTAGATGCTGCTGATATTCTTTGCTCTATCGGTGAAATGGTTGTATCAGGCAATGTTCGTCGCTCCGCTATTATTATCCTTGGCGACCCTTGGGATAAGGAATATCTAAAGGCAAAGCGTTGGGATTTGGGTAATATTCCTACACAACGTGCAATGGCTAACTTCTCAGTTGTTGTAGATGATGTAGAAGATTTGCATCCTCTATTCTGGAAAACATACGAACAAGGTGAACCATTTGGTCTTGTAAATCGTAAGAACATTCAAAAGTTTGCTCGTATGGGCGATTTAAAGCCTGATAGTGCCATTGGTGTAAATCCTTGCGCAGAGGCAACTTTAGAAGATGGCGAGCCATGCAATCTTCAAGAAATTGCATTACCAAATCTCTTAAACGAAGAAGAGTTTATTGAATCTGCAAGACTCATGCATCGTTGGGGTAAGCGTGTAACTATGGAAAAATATCATCAACCAAAATGTGATGCCGTTGTGAAACGTAATCGTAGAATTGGTACTGGTATTACAGGATGTCTACAAAGTCCGCTATTTAATCCTGACACATTAGACAGAGCATATGCAGCAATCCAAAAAGAGAATCGGGACTATTCAAAGGAATTAAACATCCCAGAAAGCATCCGTACCACTGTTATTAAACCAAGTGGAACAATCAGCAAAGTTATGGATTGCTATGAAGGTGTACATCCAGCATATTCACGTCATATCATTCAACGTGTACGTTTTGCTGGTAACGACCCGTTACTTCCGTTATTACGTGAAGCAGGACATTATATGGAACCAACAATTCGCTTTGATGGTACATTAGACCACAACACACAAGTTGTAGACTTTTATGTTGCGGCACCAGAAAATGCCCCTGTAGCTGATGAGGATTGGACAACATGGAAACAATTAGATGTTGTTAAAATGGCTCAGAAACATTGGGCAGACCAAGCGGTAAGCGTTACTGTATATTATAAGCAAAGCGAATTAGAAGAACTAAAGACATGGTTAAAAGATAATCTTAAGTATCTCAAGACTATTTCTTTCCTTTGCCACAGCGAGCACGGTTTTAAGCAGGCTCCAAAAGAAAAAATCAGCAAAGAGCAATATGAAAAGTTATCTGCCAAGATTAAGTCAATTAATATTGATAATAAAGACGTTGGGCAAGCAGACCTATTAAGTTCAATGGAGTGTGCTGATGGAGCGGGTGTCTGCCCAGTTAAATAATCTTTCTTCTTAACAAGGAAGCGGCACTATGGTACAAAAGACTGTAGTGCCGTTTTCTTTTGGAGGAATCGTTATGTTTAATATCAAAGTCATAGAAAATGAATTAACCCGTAGATGTAATCGTGATGTAAGATTTTCAAACGAATCATATTATATGTCTGACGACTTTGGTTTTTATCGTAAGCTTCTTGTTGATAATAGAGATACTGGTATCAAAGTTCGCTTAGACCACTTGCAAGAAGCAGAAGAACGTGGTAGAATAGAGGATAAGTACAGTGTCCTATTAGGACAAATAGAGAAGGTCACTAACCGCTAGGAGCGCACATGTCATACGCCGTTAATAATGTTGTAGATAAGCCCAAGACCAAGGAAGAGCGCATTAAGGATTTTGTTAAGGCACTTGCTGCTGTGGACCAAGCCATGCAACCATTCAAGGAACAACGTGCGGATTTAAAGAAGAATTACGTTGAGAATGATTGGTTGAGCAAAGAAGAACTTAGATACGTATCTAAAGCCTATACTCTTGCAAAGAAGAGCGACTTTGATATTGACAAGTTTGTAGATGCATACAACAAGGTAAAGTAAAGGGGTATACATAATGGAATTCTATCCAAAGAATAAATATCTTTTGGTAGAGCCAGTAGAAGATGCGAAGCCAGAGAATAAAACCTCTGGCTTCATTCTTCCAGAGGACTACAAAAAGATTGAAAATCATAAAGCAGTAAAACTTTTGAGAGCGGCTGGTGATTCTCCATATCGTGATTTAGGAGTTTGTCTATTAGTGGTTTCTTCAAATATGATTGAAGAAATTAAAGCCGCTGGGAAAACAATTTATGTTGTTCCCGAAAGTGCAGTTTATGGCGCATTTTACAAATAGGTGATAGATGATTAACGATACAATTTATTTATACGATGATAATATTGGCCGTGTTCAATATGTTCAACATGTTGGGAACGATAAAATGGTTGTAAATGCAGCCCGTGTAAGTTTCGGAATGGACAATGAAAAAGAACTAGACGATAGAGACAAGAAGCTTATCCGCTATCTTATTCAGCATCGCCATACTTCTACTTTGGAACATTGCAGCATCACGTTTAAGTTTGTTGTACCGTTATTCATTCGTTCACAACACCACAGGCATCGCACATGGTCTTATAATGAAATCTCTCGTCGCTACACGGACGAAGATTTAAAGTTCTATGAGCCAAAGCAGTTTCGCACACAGCATAAAAGTAATCGTCAAGCCAGCAATAGCGAACAGCTAATAGACCCATGGTATCAAGAACCCGACCAATGGATTCAGGGCATGCGTGTGAGTGACATAGTGCAGGACCATCATAAAATCTCTGTAGAAATTTATGAAAAGATGTTAGAACTTGGCGTGTGTCGTGAACAGGCCCGTGGTATATTGCCACAAAACTTATATACAGAATATTATGGTACAACCAACTTAAATAACTTGTTCAAGTTTATTGAATTACGCACACACGATGGAGCGCAATGGGAAATTCAGAAAGTTGCCGAAGCATGTTTAAAAATGGCAGAAGACCTATTCCCAGAAACCATTAAAGCTTATAATGAAATAAGAGGTAAACATGATTAGTTATTTATTTGATATTGATGGTACATTGACCGACCCAAGACAAAAGATATCTCCAGAATTTGAGGAGTTCTTTTTTAATTGGATGCAGGAAAGGCAGGTATTTCTTGTAACTGGTAGTGATTTACCAAAAGTAAAAGAGCAATTAAGCGAAAGAATTATTAAATCATGCGCTGGTATATTTTGTTCTATGGCTAATGAGCTTTATATGGAAGGAGTAGAGATTTATAAAAATCAATTACGTATGCCAGACGAATTAATTATGTGGTTAAAAAATCAATTAGAAAAATCTTCATATCCAATAAAGCGTGATAACAATCTAGAGTTTCGTTCTGGAATGTTAAACTTTTCTATTGCTGGCCGTAGTTCTTCAGTTGAAGAACGTAACACATATTACGAATGGGATAAAATAAATGGAGAGCGTCAAAGAATAACTGTCTATATTAATAAGACATATCCAGAAATGGAAGCTTGCGTAGGAGGCCAAATTAGTATTGATATTCAGAATAAGGGTAATAATAAAAGCCTAGCTAGTAAGTGGATACGTAACTGGATAAAAAATCCTGATATCATTTTCTTTGGTGACAAAACAATGCCGGGAGGAAATGATAGAGCAATTGTAGAAGACATAATTAAGAATATGGATGGCTTTAGCGGTTTCTATCAAATAGAAGGACCACAAGATTTAAAAAGTATATTAGAGGTAATTTAAATGCACACTTCGTTACCATATCATTTCTACGTATACGTAGACAATAGCTATCTTGGTCCCGAAATGCCATCTGGCTTCACAGAAGGTATTTTACATGGTATATTTTGTAAATCTGGACAATTAATGCTTACACACGTACAACTCCAAACCGGCGCTCATTGGAGTGGCCTACCTTTATCGGCTTTGTATCATAAAAAAATAAATGACAAACTAAATTATATACAACCATGGGGATGCATGGGAACTGAAATTACAACTAACTATTTTCCGTACCTAGATGGTCTGTCGGGTAAAGTTATTAAAGAAAATTGCCTCTTTAGACACACTGGTATAATTATAGACTGGAATGACGGTTTTTCTAGATATCCACAAGAACATAAACCTTTATCTCTATTGGCTTTAGAACAAGGAAATTTTGCTTTATTACCAAATAATTATTTTAAAATTTATGATAAACATTTTACAGAACAGTTAGACGAAGCAAATGTAAATTTAAAAAAATATAAACGTGGTGAAATAATTTATTGGGAATAATATGTTTCAGCGCACTCTTGATTTAGAATACGATAAATTAGTTATCGGCTCTGACTTGAGTGCGCTTTCTTATTGTTACGTTAATAAATGTCCAGCTATTTTTTTACGTAATTGTAGACCTTATCAATACAATGAAAAAGAAAACTGGACAGAAGAAATGTCTTTATGGGATGATTTAGCGTTTTCTTTATCAATCACAAAATACCTTCCATTTAGTGATATGATAGTATCGTTGCGTTTAGAAAACGATAATTTGCTAAAAGCTATAACTAAAAACGGTTTAGTTACTTCTATTAGATTTAATAATTTGATTATAAGTGACGATTATGGATTAGAAGGTTTACCTCCTAGTATTGGAAAAACGAATACAGATAATTGGGTAATTGATTGGTTTGATGTAAACATTGGTAGCATTCATCCGCATGATTTTATAAATGATGATAATGAACAATTTGTAAAAAAGATATATTTTTATATTTCCAAAAGAACATTTAAAAATAATACTAAAAAAGATTTAGTTTCTGTTTCCAAAATTAAAGAAGAAAATATCAATATATTTGACTATTCAGAAACGATGGCAAGATTTAAAATCCTAAAAATGATGGATAATGTAGGAATTAAAGGTAATTGGGATAAAACAAATCAACGGTATGTTAAGCCAAGAATTTATTCTACTAGACGTGATGTGTATACATTAGGTAAAAACGTTTATAATAATTTACCTAATAATATATCTGTTCTCCATGATGAATACCAAAAAATATTAGCGGAAAAACATATAAGCGATGAATATTTTGAATTTATAAAAAAACAATATGCAATCTATAGATAAAATTTCTTCAATACAACATTTAGCTGGTATCGTTCCAATCGGTGGACAAAAATTAGATTTTAATATGCCTTGGGAAGATAGCCTAATGCCGATAGCGCAAAACTATCTTGCAGTTGAAAGAGCAGTATTTCAATGTGCTTTAGCAGGTTGTGAGACTATTTGGATAGTTGGTCATTTAGGAACACAACCATTAATAAGAAAAAGAATTGGAGATATATTAATTGACCCAATATCTTTAAATGCTAGATTCCAAGAGCAGCAATATAAGGAAATTAGTATATATTATGTTCCAATTCATCCAAGAGATAGAACAAGAAGAGATTGTTTGGGATGGAGTGTATTACACGGAGCCGATAATGCTTTTAGAGTGTCTAGATTTATTTCTAAATGGATAGCGCCAGAAAGGTTTTTCTGTTCATTCCCATATGGTATAGTATCTGACGAGAGCTTAAGAGAAAATAGACTATTACTTTCCAGCAAGCAAAAAGTCTTATATTCTTATGACAACAAAACTGTAAAAGATAATTTACATTTGCCGTTTACATTTGATGCTGAAGATTATTTCTGCTGTAGGGATATAGTTAAACATAAACAAGCAGAAGAATGGGGAGAAACTTCAGCTAGATTTTATGACTTAAAAACAGTATTTAAAGGAGTTGATTCCCAAAATGCTTCCATGATAGAGTTACCGTGGTTTCACGATATAAGCACTTGGAATGGCTATACAAATTATATATCTTCCCAAGAAAGTAAATTATATAGCAAGCCAACCAGCTTATTTAAAGGCAATAAAAGAAAACCTTTTGAAAGGAAAAAACATGAGCAAGACAACAGAGAAGATTTATAACGAAATGAGTAGGCAATACAAGAGTAAAATTGATTTTCCTGCATATTATTCTGAATTATCAGTAGACCAGCAATTATTCATTGATAATTTATTTGACGACACTGCTGATGAAAAGTTAGAAAAATTAAGAACTGCTTATAGAGGCGTAATGGAACATATTAATGGCTTTGTAGACAATCTAGAAAAGACAGAATCTATACTTTTTCCTATGGAATAGAATATTTGATGCCTAGTTATTATGAGGGCATCTATATGAAAAAAATATTATTATTACTTTTATTAGTTTCTTGCGACAATTCTAAAATTCAAAAGTATAATCTATGTGGACAAGTATGCCACCCAGACTCTAAAAAGGCTGGTGTTGGCATTTGTCATTTAGGATATTGGGAATGTAATGAAAATCAGGAACCAGAATGTGTTGGCTATGGCGCAGCAGGCAAAGAAATATGCGATGGTTTAGATAACGATTGTGATGGTGCTATAGATGATTCACTAATTCAAATTTGCCAATCAACTTGCGGAGTTGGATTTGAGATATGTGTTAATGGAAAATACATTAATTGTGATGCCCCTAATCCGCAAACTGAAATATGTGATGGTTTAGACAATGATTGTAATGGCAAAGTTGACGATTTTCAATTTCAATCACAACCATGCTATACAGGAGATGCAGGAGATTTAATGTATGGCGAATGTCATCCCGGCTCTAGCAGATGTATAGCAGGAAAAGTACAGTGTGTAAATCAACAATTACCGCATTACGAAATGTGTGACGGCAAGGATAATGATTGTGATGGCGAAATAGACGAAAATGTAACAAAACCAAACCGTTTAATAGATGTTGTATTTGTTATTGACGAAAGTGGGTCAATGGAAAGTGTTATTAGAAATATAGCTAATGTTTCTAAAACTTGGGTAACAAAATATAATAACAGAGCAGATTTAAAATTTGCAGTTGTTGCCGCACCTTGGTCTAATTCGGCATATGACTCGCAAACGTTGTTGATTCAAGATTTAGCTAATGCTAGTATTGCATCTATCGCCTTGTCTAACCAATATGCAGGTAACTGTACTTATGAACCAACATGGGATGCAATATATTTATTAAGTAATTCTCTTAATGAATTAGGCTTGACATGGAGAACAAACTCAGTTAAAGTGATTATTATGTTTACAGATGAAACAGGGCAATCTTACGAATATAACCCCCCACTTGTTTTGCAAGAAGTAGTAGATATGGCAGTCCAAGAAAATAGACATGTTTATGTTTTTACTGTTGCAAATGTTTATACGTCATACCAACCAATAGCTGATGCAACAGACGGTGGAATATATAATTTATATCTGTCTCAACCAGAAATGGAATCAGTATTAGACTCTATCGTAGCGGAGGAAACGTGCAAATAATCAAGAACGCAGCACAGTGTTTAAGTTGTAATGAAGTGGTTGAAAGCAAGCATCGCCATGATTTTGTTCGTTGTAGCTGTGGAAACTTAGCCGTAGATGGTGGGAAAGATTATCTAAAACGTTCTGTAGGTAAGCATGGTATAAAAAATATGTCCCAGACAGAACACGATAAAGATTGCTATTGGCATAAAGATTGGCATCAGTGTAGCTGCGGTGCTTTCTAATGCCAATTAAAAAAGATGAAACGTATTTTCGTCAATACGTAAACAAATTATTTTCACTTCCAAGCCGTACCGACAAATACGCAATCGTAGATGTAAAAAAGATTGGCAAGATATATTATTTTGTTTATATTGGTTTTGAAAATCACAGCAGCGATGAACCAGCTATGGAAGAATGTAAAACATTATTAAAAACAGTTAATATTCTAGACCTGCCATGTGATTATAAATGTGAAAGTTGTCAAGAAGCATGTGCAATAGTTAAGAATAGCGAACAGAATAATCTTTCTTGCCCAAAATGTTTTCATGCATCAAATTGTCAATCATGTGATGAATGTGGAGTGGATGTTTATTGGGAACACGCAAAGAAAAAAGATGATATGAGAGTTTGCGAGGATTGTTTTGAATAATCTTACTATCAATAAAACAAACGTTAAATGTTGTGAAAAGGGTAACCAAGCTCTTCATTTCCTCCATAAACGCAAAGAGTTCATGATAATGTATGAAGGTGAAGAATGGTGGATTATAGTTGACTTCTGCCCGTGGTGTGGTGTAAAGTTAGATACATGGCACGTTGATTACGATAAAACTGAAAGGTTTGAAAAGGTATGAGCGGTAATCATAAATCAAAATCTTTAAATAATTTATTAGAATCATTAGAAAAAGCTGGTTGTATTTTAAATGAAACTAAAAACGGGATTAAGATATATGCACCAGATGGTATAAATACATATATTTGTCATAGAACCGAAAAGGCTTTTCACCCTGTTCGTAGGTGGGCTAACCGATTTGTGTTTAAGAATCTGTAAAGAAAGAAACTTAATATGCCTAAGAAATCTAAACTGCAAAAGGTAATTGAAGCAGCGGCAGAAACTCCAGAAGTTCGTACTTTTAAACCTTATACTTGGATTAAGTGCAATCGTCCTAGTATGTGGAGTGATAAATTAAAGAAAAACGCTCGTTATCTTTTCATGGGTTGGATTACAAACAATCCTGAATTTGGTGATAACGCTGTTTTAATGGATGACCGTGGAGTATTTACTTGCTCCATAAAAGAAGAAGATTTTGAGGTTTATTAATAAAATGACTGAACATGAAATGCGATTAAAGATTCAGCAATATGATTGTACTTATGGTGATAATCCATTTTTAATTCATTGTCCTCTTAATAAGCCGTGCATGAAGCATAAGTATGAAAATCTTCACCAGAAACTATTTGAAGAAACCCAGACAAAGGGTGTAGAATGTGATAAGTGTGGTTGGGCAATGAAGTTTCCCGACGAACCTTGTCGTTGTGAATTGGAAGAAAAAGTAAAGTTATTGAGAAGTGCTTTGGATATCTTATTTGACGAAGCTACCAATAGCAGCAATATATATACACACGATGGTTGGAATGTACGTAATCCTTATCTTGAATTACCGAAAAAGGTAGAAGAACAGGTACGTGAAGCTTTAAGAGTAACAGAGGATATTAAATGAAAATCAGATTAAATAGAGTGCCTTATATTTGTCCTGTAATAAATGACCATTTAGGCGGTGGTGCAGGACATTACCAGTTTGGTACTTCATGGTTAAATGTTCCTGTTGACTTCCAAAAAGAAAAGGAAGATGATATGTTTTGGACAGGTAAAATCATCACACGTTATGAAAATACGGATGGTTGGTTACAAGTAGAATTGTATAAAGAGTGCTTTGATGTTGTGGAGGAATAATGAATGATAATCCGCTAGCTGGAGAATTATGGTTAGATAAACATAATGATAATTATTTATTTATCACCACTCAAAAAATGATGATTTCTTCTTCTCTTGACCAAGAATGGATTTGGTGGCATAATATAAGCTGTAACACAGTCGGTAATTCATCGTTAGAATATTTCTTAAACCGTTGCATAAAGGTAAACAAATAATGAGCGAAAGAAAAAAGCCTAGCATTCCGTTTGCCAATTTGCATGGACACACCACGTATTCGGTAAGTGATGGATTGGGCTATCCAGAAGAGCACGCCAACTTTGCAATTAGCAATGGTCTTGAAGGAATGGCTTTTACCGAACACGGTAATTGTAATTCTTTCTCATATGCTTTTATGAAGGCAAAGAAGCTAAAGGAAGAAGGCAATAAATTTAAGATTTGCTACGGCATTGAAGCCTATATCCATCCGTCTATTCAGGATTGGAAACTGGAAAAGCAAAAGCACAAGGAAGATGCAAAGCTTTCCAAGCAAATTGATGAAGATGTTGGACTTGTTGTTGAAGACGAAAGCGAAACCAAGAAGGGTATTCGCTCAACACTTAATCGTCGTTCTCATTTAGTTTTGCTTGCCCAGAATCAAAAGGGTCTAAACAACATTTTTAAGCTTGTTTCAGATTCATATCGTGGGGATAACTTTTATCGTTTCCCACGTATGGATTATGAAATGCTCAAGAAGTATAATGAGGGAGTTATTGCAAGCTCTGCCTGCCTTGGTGGAGTGTTGAGCAATGATTATTGGGCAAACATAGATAAGGGAGAGAAGGCCGTTTATACAGCAATGGAAAAGACTGTCGGGAATATGATGGATATCTTTGGCGACCGCTTTTATGGTGAGTTGCAATGGGCAAACTATAAAGAGCAGCATATTGTAAATCAGTTTATCATTAATCTTTCCAAACAATTTGGTTTCAAGCTTATCAGCACTTGTGATGCACATTTTCCTTCACCAGATATGTGGAAGGACCGTGAGATTTATAAGATGCTTGGTTGGCTTGGAAAAGGTAAGAATGAACTTAAGATTGATGCACTTCCACACACATTGGAAGAAATGGAATACCAACTTTATCCCAAAAATGGTGACGAACTATTCGCAACGTATAAGCGTTTTTCAGGCGCTCTTGGATTTAGCTACGATGATAAATTGGTAGAGGAGAGTATCGCTCGTACTGCGGATATTCTCAAGAATCGTATTGAAGATTATATGCCTGATACAAGTGTTAAGCTTCCGTCCTTCGTTGTTCCAGAAGGTGAAACGGCTGATAGTGCATTGGCAAAGATTGCCGTTGATGCACTAAAGAATACTGGTCTATACAAAGATAATGATTATGTTTCCAGACTTAAGGAAGAACTCCACACCATTAAGGACCGTGGATTCTCTAAGTATTTCCTTACAATGAAAAAGATTTCCGATAAGTCTAAGGAAGTCCAGCTTTGCGGTGGAGGTCGTGGTTCAGGAGCAGGTTCGCTTGTATCTTATTTATTGAATATTACCGAAGTAGACCCAATCAAATATAAGCTTCAGTTCAGCAGATTTATCCGCAAGACGGATACGAATCTTCCTGATATTGACTTTGACGTTTCCGACCCGATGGAAATCAAGGAAATGTTTATCAAGGAATTCGGTGAGAACACTGTTGTTCCTATCTCAAATTATAACACTCTAAAGGCTCGCTCTCTTGTTAAGGATATCAGCAAGCTATATGGTATTCCTTTTACAGAGGTAAATGAAGTTACGTCCAAAATGATTCATGAGGCAACTCCTGTCTGTAAGAAGATTCATGGAATTATTGCGGGTGTGTATGAGCCTACTTGGGAAGAGTTAAAGGAGCATTCTCCTTCTCTTGTGTTATATCTAAAGAAGTATCCGCACGTTGCGACACACGTTGATAACTTGCAGAAGCAAGTTCGTTCAATCTCTCGCCATGCTGGTGGTGTATTGTTTGCAGATAATATAGATGAGAAAATGCCGCTAATTAATAGCGGTGGCATTATTCAAACTCCTTGGACCGAAGGGCAAACAGTTCGTCACTTGGAACCCCTTGGTTGGGTTAAGTTTGACGTGTTAGGTTTAGCTTCTCTCCGCATGATTGAAGGTGCGATTGAGCATATCTTGAAGCGGCACCACAATATGCCAAATCCAAGCTTTGCGGATATCAAAAAGTATTACAACGAAAAGCTACATCCAGAAAAGATTGACCTAAATGACGAAGGTGTATATAAGCATATCTTTAATGAAGGCAACTTCTGTGGAACGTTCCAGTTCACCAGTAAGAATGCACAGAAATTCTGCATGCAAGCAAAGCCAAAGAACATTGTAGATATTGCCGCTATTACGTCTATTTTCCGTCCCGGTCCATTATCAGCAAACGTACATGAAAATTATATCACTGCAAAAAATAATACTGATACGATTCGCTATGCTCACCCACTAATTAAAGAGGTAACACAAGACACATTTGGCTTCCTTGTATTCCAAGAACAATTAAGCCTACTCGCTCATAAACTAGGCAAGGATATCTCGCTGGATGAAGGCAACGAACTCAGAAAAGTTCTTACAAAGAAAGGCACTGGAAAAGAGGCTCAAGTTAAAGAGAAACTGTACAGCAAGTTCATTGCCGGTTGCACCGAAAAAGGTCTTTCAGAGGATGACGGAATCTCTCTTTGGAAGACTATGGAATTCTTCTCAGGATATGGCTTTAACCTTTCTCATGCTATCTGTTATTCTATACTTTCTTATCAGTGTGCTTATCTTTTCTATCATTACCCTGCTGAATGGCTTGCTGCATTTCTTGATGCGGAATCGGGAATAATTTAAAATATCATACTACTTATAGTAAGATGGTTGGCGGCATTTCTTACTATTATGGAGAAAATGATATGATGGGTATTTATAAAATAACTAATAAAATAAACGGATTAATTTATATAGGTAGTTCTAAAAATATAGAATATCGCTGGAGAAAGCATAAGGAAATGTTGGAAAGTGATAGACATTATAACTGTCATTTACAAAGTAGTTGGAATAAATACGGCTCCGAAAACTTTATTTTTGAAGTTTTAGAAGAAACAACAAAAAATCATTTATTAATTAGAGAGCAGTATTATTTAGACACCTTGACTCCTTTTGATACTTTAGGCTATAATGCCTGTAAGATTGCTGGTTCTCCTTTGGGCTATAAACATACCGAAGAAACTATAGAGAAAAGAAGAAAAATACTTAAAGGTAGAACAGTGAGCGAAGAAACAAGAAAAAAAATTGGTGATAAATTAAGAGGCAAAAAACGCTCTCCAGAACAAATAAAAAAATTTTCTGAAGTACAAAAAACAAGATGGGAAAAAATGTCGGATGAAGAAAAAAGTTTAAAAAAGCAAGAAGTTAAAGAACATTTTGCCAAATATCCAAAAAAAATAAGCGAAGAAACAAAAGAAAAAATAAGGCTTTCTCTCCTTGGAAGAAAAAGACCAAAAGAATTTTGTGAAAAAATGTCAAAGATTAGAAAAGGTAAAAAACTTTCCGAAGAAACAAAACAGAAATTAAGGGAAATAGCAAAAGAAAGAAAAAATAATGAGTGACATTGTAAATATTGAAAAGGCTATTGCAATGGTAAAAACTTTTGGTTTTGAAATAAAACCATTAGATATAAATACGTCCGGTGTTCGCTGGGGTATATCAGATGATGGTAAAACATTAATCCAACCTCTATCTTCTATTAAAGGTCTTGGCGATACTGCTATGGCGGAAATCATGAAGCACCGTCCATTTAGGGACGTAGAACATTTACTGTTCAGTGAAGATATTGTTTACAGCAAGCTAAACAAGAAAGCTTTGGACGCATTAACACGCAGCGGAGCTATGAATAATCTAATGGATAAAAGATTTACTGGATTAAAGCACTTCTGGTCTGCTGTTGTAGTAGACCGTCCAAAGAATGTTAAGAAGCTACATGAAAACATTGACAAGTATAAGCCAGAAGGAGATTTCACAACTGAAGAAACAATTGAAAATCTAACTTCACTTTCTGGTGTATATCCAATCAACCTTGTCGTTGATGCGAAAACACTAAAGAACATTGAAGATAAATATATACCTCCTATTGGAGATTACGACCCAGCATTAGGAGAAGTTGTTTGGTTTATTCCTCGTAAGATTACAGAAAAGAAAACAAAGAATGGAAAGATGTTTTGGATTCTTGAAGTTACCGATATTACAAACAAGATTACCAATATCAAGTGCTGGGGAGTAAATCCAGAAAAGGATAAGATTTGGCTTAACAGACCATATCTTGGTAAGTTACAGTACGATGAAACATGGGGATTTAGTACCAGAAGTATTAAGCACACATTTAAACTATTAGGATAATATATGACAGAACAAAGACCTTGGGGATATTATAAGATTTTAGAAGATGCCGATACGCATAAAGTTAAACGTATTTGCGTTAATCCAAATCAGCGTTTAAGTTTGCAATCTCACGCTAAACGTGAAGAACTATGGATTATTTTAAAAGGTAGGGGATTTGTAACTTTAGATGATAAAGATATTTTAGTAATTCCCGGTTCCATTATACGTATACCATTGGGAGCAAAACATCGTGTAAAAAACGATGGTGTGGAAGATTTAGAGTTTATTGAAGTTCAAACAGGTAGTTATTTTGGCGAAGATGATATTGTTCGCTATAGCGATGATTACGGGAGAGCATAATATGAAAATAGTAGCGTGTTCGGGTTATTTCAACCCTTTACATAAGGGACATGTAGAATATCTAGAAAAAGCAAAATCATTAGGCGATAAGCTTGTAGTCATTGTTAATAGTGACCACCAGCGAGCCTTAAAAGGCTCAAAAGAATTTATGAGTCAAGAAGAACGAATGATTATTGTTAAGGCTTTACGATGTGTAGATGAAGTGATACTATCAGTAGATAAAGACGGAACTGTTTGCGAGTCACTGAAGCTGGTTAGACCAGACATATTTGCCAAAGGTGGAGATAGATTCGCAAACGAAATACCAGAAGCAAAAGTTTGTGATGAATTAAAAATAACTATGGTAGATGGTTTAGGAAATAAGATTCAAAGCTCTTCGTGGTTACTAGATAAATAGGAGATACTAATGGTTGAATTACAATGCAAGAAGTTAACTGATACTGCTAAACTTCCTTCTAAAGCACATTTTGAAGATGCTGCTTATGATTTATTTGCCGATATTCCTAACGGTTCATTGCAAATTCCAGCTGGTGAAACACGAATAGTGCCAACAGGTATGGCTATTATGCCACCCCAAGGTTGGAGTTGTGATATTCGTGGGCGTAGTGGAATGTCTAGCAAGGGCAAGTTAGTGTCTCTAGGATTGGTAGATGCATATTACACTGGTCCTTGGGGTATTATTCTTTTTAATAGCACACCAGATACTTTGACAATTAATCATCACGATAAGATTGCTCAATTTACAGTTAATCGCGTGAATGATAGTACATTGAAAGTAGTAGAGGATTTTAAAACTCCTGAAAATGCTCGCGGTGAAGGTGGCTTTGGCAGTACAGGACAAAAATAATGGCATACGAAATCGGTGAATTGATATTATTTCATGACGCTGAAGGTAATGTAGATAACACAGCTATTGTCCTAGATAGTAGGACACTAGAACATTCTGAACATTATTATCCTTCTCATGCTCAAGAAAAGATTTATAAAATTCATCTTACAGAAGATGGAAACGTAATAGAATATCCAGAATATCATCTAAAAATGCGAGCATCTAGTCGTAAAGAATATGAGGCTAAATATGGGTTCAAGAAGTAAAACTGGTAATAAAACAAATAAGCTTAAAAATAGAATGGCTCAACAGGCCAGTATGATTTTAAATATTCCTGATAATTGTAAAATTTGTAATGAACCATTTGACAAGAAGAACAAAATGATGGTAATGTCATGGTTCGTTGAAGTCTATAACGAACAAAAACGTGTAGATTTATATTGCCCAAAATGCAATGAAGATAGGAAAAGTCATGAAACTTCAAGAAACACTAACATTTGATGATGTTTTGCTGGTACCACAATATAGCGATATTGAATCTAGGAAACAAACTGATATTTCTTCCCTTCTTGATAATACAATCAAGTTACAAATACCTATTATCTCAAGTCCAATGGATACTGTAACTGGCCAAGTAATGGCTTGTGAAATAAGCATTCTTGGTGGTTTAGGAATATTACATAGATACAATACGCCTGACCAACAGGCAGATATGGTTAAATACTGCAAAGATAATAAGGCTGGCTCTGTAGGTGCTGCGGTTGGGTCTACTGGTGACTTTCTAGAAAGAACAGAAAAGCTATTAAACGCTGGTGTTAATGTTCTATGTGTAGATGTAGCTCATGGCGACCATATATCAGTAAAGAATGCTATTGCAGCCATAAGAGCAAAGTTTGGCTATAAGATACACATAATGGCAGGCAACGTAGCCACCAAAGAAGCTTTTGAGCGTTTGTCTGATTGGGGTGCAGACAGTATACGTGTTGGTGTCGGCGGGGGATGTTTTATACCAGATACTCTAGTTCGTACAGAGAGTGGCTTAAAAAAAATACAAGAAATCCTCATAGGTGATTCAGTTTTTACTCACGATGGTAGTTTACAAACTGTAATTGATACAATGAAGTTTTATAAAAATGAAGAGATAATTTCTATTAATGGTATTGAATGCACTAAAAATCATGAATTCTATGTAATAGAAAAAAAAGATGCCCATTTAGTAAATGATAACAATATTCATGAATATGCAAAATGGGTAGAGGCTGATTATTTAGATAAAGAAAGATATTTATTAATTGAATTAGAATAGGCAGCGGATTACCATGTTTGCACACTATTTACACTAGGAGGCACCACGTATGACTATAGTATGCAAACAGTGTAAGAGGGAGTTTCTTACAAAAGATAAAAGACAAAAATATTGTTCAAAAAATTGTTATCATGACTTCAACACGGGTTCAAATAATCATTTTTTCTATTATAGAAATTCCAAAGAAAAAATACAAAAAATAAATAAAATAAACTCTGATAATTTTAGGGGAGAAGGTAATCCTTTTTATGGTAAAAAACATTCTGACAATACAATAGAAAATATAAAAGAAAAAAATAGAATTTATAGAGAAAACAATAAAGAAAAAATAGAACAATCAAATTTAGATAGACTTAACTTAACTAAACAAAAAATAATTGATATTTTTAACGAATATAAAAATACACATTTAAATTTTCAAAGTATTGAAGAAAAATATAATGTAGATAAAAGAGTATTAAAAAAATACTTTATAAAGCATGCTTGTACAAAAGAAGAATTAGAAAAAATTTGCTTTAATAAAAAATATAAAAACTCTACATCAGCTGGAGAAGAAACTTTATATTTGCTTTTATGTAATCAATTTGGAAAAGAAAAAATAAAAAGACAGTTCAACTTATCTTTTTATTATTATGATTTTTTAGTTGATTCAAAATTAATAGTAGAGTATGATGGTTATTATTGGCATCAAGTGTTAGAAAGTAACGATTTCATTAAAAATGAATTAGCTAAATCTAACAATTATGCGTTATATAGAGTTAGAGAAGACGAAAAAAGAAAAGTAGATTTTCTTAAAGAAATTAAAAATATAAAAGAGGCTATAAATGAAATTCAAGCTAAAGCCAATTAATCATATTGAAAAAAAATATTACACAGGTTTTGTTCACGACTTAACGGTACAAAAAAATCATTCTTACAATATAAATGGAACAATTGTTCATAATTCTATTTGTTCAACCAGAATTCAGACAGGCCATGGTGTTCCAACACTTTGGTCTGTTTCAGATTGCTCCAATACAACAAAAAGAGCAAAACTAATTGCCGATGGTGGTATAAAAACATCTGGCGATATAGTTAAAGCTTTAGCTGCTGGAGCAGATTTTGTTATGCTTGGTTCTATGCTAGCAGGCACAGATGTTTCACCGGGAGACATTTTTGAAGAAAACGGTAAACAATATAAAGTTTATCGTGGAATGGCTAGCAAAGAAGCGCAAATAGATTGGAAGGGTAGCTATTCCAGCTTTGAAGGAGTAGCGTCTAAAATACTCTATAAGGGTTGTTTACCAAATATTCTAGAAGATATTACGAGAAATATTCGTAGCGGACTTTCATATAGTGGCGCAAATGACTTGGTAGAACTGCAAGCTAAGGCTAAATTTATTAAGCAATCTAGCGCTGCACAGATTGAAAGCTCGCCGCACATTTTAATTAAAAATGGAAAATAATGAAAAAAAGCTTGTATTTAAGATTGATGAAGATTTGCATGCAAGGTTTCGTATCGCTTTACGTTATGATAGCCTCACTCAATCGTCATTTGTTAAATATATTATTGCGGGTTATTTAACTAACGATATTAATATTCGTAATTTTATTGATAATGCTCTAGCAGATAAATTAAGCAAGCACCGTAAGAGAAATAGAAAATTAGATAGAAAACAATATGATAGTGTAGTAAATGATTTTGCCTTGAATGAACAAGAAATACAAAATATCTTTGATTTAATAGAAAGCGAGAATCCAGATTTATGAGTGAATTTAAGAGTTGCGTACAAGCTTGTCAAAAATTAGGTGTATCTTGTCCAAATAAAGATTGCAGACAGTGGATAAAATATGAAGAAGATTTAAACTGTTCTTTTATCGCCATAGATAAAAATGATAAAATGACTTTAAGGGATGTCGCAAAGCGTCTAAATTACAGTTTTGTTCGGGTAAAACAAATTGAGGAAACGGCTTTGCAAAAAATGAATAAGAGATTGGGTAAATTGTAGTTAAAAGTACAGATTTATGTACTTTTTGAAGTTAAGTTGACTATTTATTTTAAATTTGTGTCATACAAATTATTTTAGGAGATAATACATGAGCAAAAAACAATTATTAAACGAATCAGAGATTCGTCGTTTTATGAAATTGGCCAATCTTGAACCATTGACCAAGGCCGTAGTAACAGAAATGGCAGCAGTTAATCAAATTCCACAAGATACTCGTCGTCCAGAAACTGGCATGCAACAAGAAATGATGGGTAAGGAAGATGAAGCTAAGAATCTTTCTATGGAAGCTGAAGATGCCATGGAAGTAGAAGTAGGTGACGAAGCAGACCCAGAAAAACAATCTGCTTTTGAAGCTGCTGTTAAGGCACTTGCTGATGCAATGGGCATTGAAGTAGAATTAGAAGGTCAAGAAGAACACGCCGAAGAAGCAGGCGAAGAAATGCACGATTTAGATATGGGTGGCGAGGAAGGCGGTGAAGAATCTGAAGAAGAAGCTGGCAAAGAAGAAGCCGGTGAAGAAGAAATGGATGAAGCAAAAAAGGCTAAAAAAGAAGAAGGTGAAGAAGAATTAGATGAAACAAAGAAAGAAGAAGAGGAAGAAGTAGAAGAATCAAAAGCTCTTTCTGAAGATTCTCTCGTAGAAGCTGTATTAGCTCGCGTAACCGCTCGTCTTGTAGCTGAAGCAAAGAAAAAGAAAATGTCTGCTAAAGAAAAGATGAAGATGAAGGCTAAAGAAAAGAAAGCAGAAAAGAAAGAAGTTGTTGAAGAAGCAACTGATTCAAAGGGTGGCGGTCCACTATTAAGCAAGGGCGGTAATAAGCATGACGTTTGGAAGGGTCATGCAGATATGGCCTATGCTAAAGGCAAAGAAGGCAAAGGCGGTCACCAAATGGAAGACCTTCCTGCTAAAGCAGAACACACTGTAACACACGGTGGCAAAAACCTTGCAACACTCGGTGGTAACAAGAAGAAAGTATAATAGATAGTCATAGTATTATTTCCTAAAGCTCACCGGCATATCCCGTAAAAAGGTGTGCCGGTGTTTTAGGTTTAAGGATAAAAAAATGCAAATCTCCAAAAAACAATTAAAAGAAATTATTGCCGAAGAAATGGAAAGCGTTGCTAATGAAAAAAGCGCAGTTGATACTCTATTAGAGGGCTACGCCGCAGATTATGATGCTAACGAAGCAACGGTATCTAAAGAAGCATTAATTGACTTTTTGAATGTACTAGAAGAAGGAACAATTCCATTAGAAGCTTTTCAGGCATTTATGGAAAACATGCCAGAACAAACTGTTACTGGTATCTTAAGTGAAGTAGTAGAAACAGAAGAATAAAATAAAATACTTATTAAAACCCGCTATTCTTCTTGTTACAATCAAGAGGTAGTGGGTTTTTTGTTATCTAAAGGATATTATGAATTACTTTTATTTTATGTTAGGTTTTCTATTTTGTGGTTTATTGGTAGAAATAACAAAAGCCTTCTCTATTCGCCAATCGTTTGTAATCCTTGAAAGGCAATTTTTGTTAGGTGCTATGTACCTTATACAATTTAAATATCATGCAATACAGATACTGGAATTGTCATATGCGGAAGCCGCTGAAACAAATCCAGAAAAAGCAGAAGAGTGTAAGGTAGTAGTAACAAAAATTCACGAAAAGTTTTCACAATTCGGTGACACTTGGGTAGCTAATTTTGTTAAACTTTTACCATATAAAACTGAATATAATGATTGGAATTCTGCGATACTATATGTTGAGCGACTACTTAATAAAGAAAACAAATAAGGCTGAATAACATGGGTATGGCAATTATAATGGATGATAAAGACAAAGATTTATTATTGAAAGGTATAATAAAAAAATATCTAAAAATAGAAGATAATATATTATTGTCTGAAAGATTATTTATTGCTAAATCTATATTAAATTGGATATTTGAAAATAGTAAACATCCAAATGTAATTAATCTTTATATGAAAGATTTAGAAAAATATCTAAATGGTGAGATGGAATTAAAATGGATTAATGGCATAATCACCAAAAAATCCAAGAAAGAAGACAAAAATGATAACAAGAAAACAAAAGACACAAAAGAAGAATAAAACACGTATGCCAGAAAATCCAAAAATTGAAGATTTAGAAAAAATGCTTGATGGTCCTATGTTTCAGCTAGAGCAAGCCTCACCAGAACCAATGCGTGTTGTTGGACTTTTTGGTGATGTAAATGAACAAACTTGTGCTGATGTGGTACAAAACTTACTTGTATTGAGCAAGCAAGGGGAGATTCCGAAAGAAGAACGTAAGGATAAATATACACACCCGCCTATTGAATTTTATCTTAATACACATGGCGGAAGTGCCAGCGATATGTTTGCGATTTACGATATGATGCGCAATGCAAAAAAGAATTGTGAAATTCACACAATTGGTATTGGTAAAATAATGAGTGCTGGTGTTTTGTTATTAGCGGCAGGAACAAAAGGCAAGCGTAAGATTGGTTCTAATGCACGTGTTATGATTCATTCTGTTTTGGGCGGTAGCGAAGGCCCATTATTTAATCTTGAAAATGAAATGAACGAAATACGTTTCGTTCAGGAAAAATACAGCAAAGCATTAACACGTGAAACAAATCTTACTTCAAAAGCAATGAAAGATTTATTAGAGAAGCATGTAAATATTTATCTATCAGCAGAAGAAGCAGTTAAATACGGAATAGCAGACGAGGTATTTTAAAATGTCAGATAAGATGGAGAAATTAATAGAAAGTTTTTTTGCTAATCAAGAAAATGTTTTTGGTGTTGAACAAATTAATCTTCTTATTAAAGAAACTCTTTTGCAAGAAGCTGTATTTAGTTATGAAAAACTAGCAGAACCAAAATATTTTAATGGATGGATAGAAAAAATTAGAAAAGAAGAACCGTTCATACTAGAGATTGATGGCAAAAAATCTGAAATTGTAATATCTAAGGAATTTGCTGATGTTTTAGAATCTACAAAAGGAAATGTAGAAAAACTTAAAACAATATTTAAACCTTTAGGTAGATACGTTCCCGTTATTCCTGCGTCAGATGGTAAAAAATATGCCATAAATCAAATAAGCAAAGATATATTTACTCTTAAGAAAAAAGAAGGAGGTATAGAAGGTTCTTCTACCGCTGACATGAAAGAAGGTTTAGCTAGTTATTTTTATTCTTTAGGTGAAGAGGGAATATCGCTAGCGGAAAAGAAAATTAAATCTGGAAGTTCAGAAAAGATTAATTTGCCAATGTCAATAGTTGATAATCCTTCAATAATTGGTGATAAAGCATCTTCTTTAGTTAAAAAAGCAATTTTACATTTAAACGATTCTCAAATATCTAAAGAAGAAAAAAATTTATATTTGAATGCTATTTCCGCAGCTAAAACAATTATGAATATTCAATCTGGAATAGTTATAGACAGAGGAGCGCTTTTCAGCAAAATAAGAGCTGTCGCTACAGAAATAACATCCTTAGAAGCCGATAAGTGGTGCCCGGGCGATGTATACGTATACAAAAAAGAAGATGTAGGGGAAATTGAACGAGTGCTGCAAAATGCCTTAGAAACTAAAACACTTGTAAATATAAGTGAGGGCGGTAAAATAATAAAGTTAGGTATTAATTCGCTCTTTGATTTGGAACAACCACTTATTAAAGCTATTTCTTTAAAAGAACAAGATGCCCAGCATGGTAGAGCTACTGGTTTTATTAGCATTAAAAGAACAACTGGCGAAGAATTAGCTCAAGGAAATTTCAAGTTAAGTGAAGAAGAAAAAGATTTGTTAAGTACTGGTAAAAAACAGGAAAAAATTAAAAATCAAAAAAAATTAATACAAAAATATGAAGATGAATATGAATCCGAAAAAGCAAAATTTGAAAAATTATTAAAGAAATCAGAGTATCAAATTAAAGAAGTAAAATTTATTTCTGGCAAAACAAAAGAATTACCAGAAGATAAAAAATTATTATATCTAGTCAGCAAATCTACTTGTTATCGTTTTATGGAATACTATCTAAGTAATTTTGATAGCTTAAAAAAGTTTAATGATGTTATGGCGAAATATAACAATCCGCTTTTAGCCTTAACAGCATATGGAGTTAGTTTGAGCGGTTTTAATCCAACGTTTTATAAAGTTCAATCATCTAATAAAGGCGATATTACTAAACCTTCAATATTTAAGGGAAGAGATTCTTTAAATATGGCTACTGAAAAAATAGATGTATTGGATACAATGGGTAAAGCTGGATTCTTATTTCAGTTTATTACTAAAATGGGTGAAAAAAACTATACTACCACTCTTGATATTCGTTATGCCGGAACGTTAAATATTTCAGTTATTGTTGAAGAATTTAAAGAAAATGCCTAAAAAAATATTCTTAAATTACCTTCTTGAACAGATTAAAGCTTCTCTTGATGAGGAAATGGCCAATCAAGAGAAGCTCATGTCTGATATTAAAAAATCGTTATCAGGTATTGAAGATTTATCCGTTACCGATTCCAACAAAAGTGATATGGCTATTGTTGTTCGCGTAGAGGACAAAGACCAGATAGAAAAAACGAGAAAAAAAGTACGTTCTGCTATTAAAGGTGGCGGAATCTCATTAGAAGATAAATTAGTAAAGAAATTTGACCCAAGCATTGAATGCACTGTTGCAGAATATAGCGACGGTTCAGGACGTGTTTATGTTGTTTATAAATATGATATTGGTTCCCGTGAAGGGCTAGCTTTAGAACACGTAGTACAATTTCTATTAACGAGAAAAATAACAGACGAACTAAAGAACCGCCTTGATTTATCACCCGAAGCAACTAAAGAAGAAGTTAAGGCAAAATTAAAAGGCGATTATAGAGATACACTAGACGTTGGATTGCGTGGTAAAAAACTAATAGAAGATAAGATTGGCCAAATTATAAATGCCGAAAGTGTTGGCAGTGCAAACAATAAAGCAGATTTAGTATTAACAACATCCGATGGTAGAAAGGTCGGTTTGTCTATTAAATTAGTTACCGAAGAAGGACGTGGTGTAAGATTTACATATAACAAAAATCTTGGATATGGAGATGAGACTGATGATAACCTTGTACGTAATCCTAGTGGAAAGCCTTGGTGGCTTGTCGGCAGGCAAATATTTGCAAGGAAAGTCGGCTCTAGAAGTTATAATCCCGATAAAGAAGATTTTGAAGCGCCTGCTTGGATGACCAGTGCAAAAGAAAACCATCCAGACATTTACAAAGAAGCAATGAGTGAATTATATACAAAAGTTCGTGATGTCTTGACAACTAACCTTCGCCGTCTTAAATTAAAAGAATTGGTTGCAATGGTTAATGAAGCGCATATGGGTGTTGAAGATGAAAGAAGTGAATACGATGAATTTTATGTCTTAACAAGTACCAGTGAAGGTGTTAAGTTAGAGGCCAAAGATGGCGGAAAGCCAGATTTAGAAACCATTAAAGCTAAAGGTATGAACAAAGCTGATATTGTTAGACAGGAAGATAGCCGTATAGTTATTGATATTCCCGGCCTTGAGCCACTAACAATACACAGCGTTAAGTTCCATAGCGATATGTTGAGCGATGACAAGCAGAATTTAAAAATTAAGACCCGATGATAAAGAAAGGTGTGGTGTTTTGTGAAGAAAGTATATGATAACGGTTTGTCTTTAAACTCAAAGATTTTAACTGGTGTAAACAAATTAGCTGATGCGGTAAGTTGTACATTAGGTCCAAAAGGTCGTAATGTCATTATTCACAGTAAGGGTAAGAATCCTGTAATTACCAAGGATGGCGTCACATGTGCTGCTGCTATTACACTTGAAGACCCATTTGAAAATGTTGGTGCTCAAGTATTAAAACAAGCATCAGCCGTTACAGCAACAGAAGCAGGCGACGGTACAACTACTGCAACAGTATTGGCAAGAGCTATTGTTAATCAAGCACAGAAGTATATTATTGCTGGTGCTTCTCCAACAGATTTAAAACGTGGCATGGAAAGTGCTGCTGCAAAGATTGTATCCAAGATTAAAGAACACAGCAAACCAGTTGCATCTTTAGAAGATATTGAACATATCGCCACCATATCAGCTAACGGCGACAATAAGATAGGTAAGCTTATTTCAACTGCCGTAGATAAGGTTGGTAAAGACGGTGCGGTAACTATTGAAGAAGGTAAAAGCCTAGATACAGTATTAGATATTGTTGAAGGATTTCAATTTGATAGCGGATTCGTATCTCCTCAATTTATCACAGACGAACGTAGAGGAGCAGTAAGATATGAAAATTGTCTTGTTATGGTAACAGACCATGATTTGTCTTCCGTTGATGAAATGATGCCAATATTGGAAGTTGTAGCAAGAGAAAATAAACCATTTATCCTTGTTGCAGAAAATATAAGTGGTCAACTGTTAGCTGCTTTAATTTTAAACACAGTTCGTGGCTCTATGCGTATTGCCGCTATTAAAGCTCCAAGATATGGCGAAGAACGTAAAAATATCTTATCTGATTTAGCATTATCGGTTGGTGCTACATTTGTGTCCCGTGAAAGTGGTAAGCTAATTCAGGATTTAAAGCGCAGTGATTTAGGCACCGCAAAAACAGTAGAAGGTTTAAAGACTTGGACTACTGTTGTAGGTGGTGGCGGTAATTACGAAGATGTAGATAAACGCATTGAGGCATTAAAAACTGAAATTATCAATTCTAGCGATATGCGTGAGTGCGAACGTATACAAGAACGTATCACTAGATTGGCCTCTGGAATCGCCATAATTCGCGTAGGAGGCTTAACAGAGGTAGACATGGTAGAACGGAAGCATCGCATTGAAGATGCTCTAGAAGCCGTTAAAAGCGCTCAAATAGAAGGTATATTGCCGGGAGGCGGAACAGCGCTGTATAAACTATCCCGTAATTTATTGTCCGAAATAAGTGTTGAGAACGACGATGAAAAGTTTGGAGTTGAGATTATCATGAAGGCTTGCGAAGAACCAATACGCAAGTTATCTGAAAATTCAGGCTTAAAAGCTGATGTAATACTTCATGATTTATCCAAAAAGTTTGAAGACTTTTGGGATGGTATAAACTTTGCCACTGGTCATTATAGCGATATGTCAGCTGTTGGTATTATAGACCCTGCTAAAGTTACTCGTTGTGCTTTACAAAATGCTGTAAGCGCTGCGTCTACTTTACTCACCACTTCTCATGCTATTATAGAAATATAATACTAATTATATATAGCCTGCCATTTTCTGGCAAAGCGGGAGTTTTTTCATGGAGCAG